AGTGGGGGGTGTCCACGGAGTGATGGGGCCGTAGGTTGCGGGATCGACGCGACCGGCAAAGCCGTTGGAGTAGTTCGGGCTCTGCGGCAGTGTCTCGAAGTGCAGATGAGGTCCGGTGCTGCCCGCCCCACTACTGGAGGTGTTCCCCGAGTAGGCGATCAACTGATGAGCCTGTACCTGCTGTCCAGCATTCACCACGGTGGACTGGAGATGGGCATATCCACTCTGGAATGCCCCGTGGTCCAGCCTGACGTAGATCCCAGCGATGGCTCCGGTGTCCCAGAGCCCGCCGCCCCAGCCCTCGAACGTCACAGTGCCCGCCTGTGTCGCATAGACCGGCTTGCCAGTGACTTGATCGGTGGAAAGGTCGATTCCGTTGTGCCCAAGCTGCCCGAACTGCGCATAGTAGTCCGGAGAGTTAGCCCAGGCGCCGGTCACAACCCACTTGTCCAGGGGGTAGAAAAGCGTCATGCTTACAGTCTACCAGTGGTTGTTACAGGGGTACTCCCGGCCCACTCATCACCTGCATCTCCCATTCCTGGTCATCCTGCTCGGTGAACATCTCTTCCGCGGGGGTAGAGGACTTCTGACCTCCCGGGTCGGTCAGGCGTGCCATTCGATCCAGGTCAATACAGGTGTACCACAGGGAGTCAGCCTTGTCGGGAGACTTGACCCCGCGCTTCCGCATATCCTCCTTGGACTCGATCTTCAGCTTCGCCCGGTTGTCGTACTCGAACATGATGCCCTGAAGCTCTTCGATCAGTAGCTCATCCAGGCCATCAATGTCAATTTCCCCGTTGAAGAAGCGGCGCTTCAGTTCGAAGAACTGCTCGGCACGGAAGTTGGCATAGCTCCGCGTGTCGCCAGGCGGGTACTGACCGTAGACCGCCACCACCTCGTAGTCTCCACGGGAGAGATCCTTGTTCATCGGGTCGTAGACACCCATACCCAGACCCGAGGCGTCGATGAAGACCGTCTTGGCTCCTATGGCCCGGGCGTGGGCGTCGATCTTCTGGGCCGACCCCAGATCCTCTGGATCGTAGCTGGACAGCGGGGCTCCCCGCCATTCATCCAGCTTCCGCACATACAGACCACGCCGATATGTATTCACCCAGTCGCCATCTACGATTTCACCCGAGGCCAGAGTCTTCTCACCCTGCACCCAGATGTCTCCAGGCTGCGCCCAGTACAGGGTGGTGAAGTCACCCTTCTGGGAGCGGGCAACGTCCACACCAATCGAGATCGGAGCGTCCGGATCGGGACGGACCTCGGTGTTTATAGCCTTGTCGATGTCCTGCTGGGTGAAGACGAGGTTATCGGCGTCGAACGCCCATTGGCCGAGTACACGGGCGATGAACCGCGGGTCCTCTTCCCCGTACTCTTCGATCTTGCCTTCGATGTACTCCATGTCCACCAGGCCCGGCACGAGATCCACGGGGAAGTCCGGGTCGATGTCGGGATTCACCTTCGGGCTGTCGTAGCACGAGATGTGCATGAAGTTCCAGGTGGCAGGATTCTTCTTGAAGAGCTTCCCGAGGTGGCTGGAGGGGTCCGTGGGGTTGCAGATCAGCAATCGGCGGTTGAACTGGGATGAGGTGATGTTTCCCAGACCGTCGATGAAGGCTTCAGTCAGCCCCGTAGCCTCATCACCGATGGCAAGCATGTAATCGGCGTGGAAACCCTGAATCGCATCGTCACCCTTGGCGTCCGGGGGCTTACGCCCCTGTCCGATCAGTGTGCCGTCGTCCAGCTTCCACTTGTCGTCACCCAGGATCTTGCCCGGGAGCGGGTGGTCGATCAGACCCTTATCGTACCGCTGCTGAGAGACAGTGTGCCACCGCTTGATTTCACGCCAGATAACACCGGAGACCTGATCCTTGGTCGGCGCCGTGGTGAAGACGAACACGCGATCCAGGGGGTGCGTATCGACCCACCACAGGGTCGCAATGGCCGTTACGAAGGACTTTCCGACACCGTGCCCGGCTGCCACGGCGGTGTTGCGGTTGAAGATCACCGATTCGATGATTTCGACCTGTCGCTTCCAGAGATTCACCCCGAGCATGTACTGAGCCCAGGCACGGATATCCGTCTTGAAAGCGTCCGCTTGCTCCCGCTGTTCCAGCGTTGTCAGCGCATACGCCGCGATATTCCCGTAGTCAGCCATTACGGGCCTATTCTATCAAAGTGCCCCCGGTAGGGATCGAACCTACGACATTCCGGGTAAGAGCCGGAAGCTCTACCAACTGAGCTACAGAGGCTTGGGGTGACCTATGGGGCTCGAACCCATCGCCTCCCGAGTCACAGTCGGGTGTTCTTCCTACGATGAACTAAGACCACCGTGAACAGCGTAGCATAGTGGGGCCGGAAATACTCGAAATCTCATGCAGTCGGTTTACAGCCGAGGCCCCGCAGCCCGCGGAACGACCCCAAGTAACCCAGATAAACCACGGCTAGTTGGGTTACAGTTTCTCTCCAGCCGCTTCTTCCTGGAGATAAGCATAGAAGGTGGACTTGGCCCAGTCAACCGGGAATTCGGAATCCGATTCCACCAAGGCTGTCAGGAACCGCAGGAACGTCCGTTCGATGATCTCGACCAGCTTCCGGGCGTACTTCGTCTCGAATGCCTGAGCATCCTCCCGGGTGGACTTGGCGAGCTTTTCCTGCATGTCAGCAATGGTCTTCAGGAGTTGCGTCTGGTTGTTGATGAACTGCGCGTGGGGTCCGGCCTTGCCGTCCTTGTCCACCCAGAACTTCTGCTTCAGAGCTTCCTTGGTCTCCGCGACCAGGACCCACATTTCTTCGACCATCATCTGCTGGCGCTCGTAGTCGCTCCAGATGTCGTTGCGATTCAGGTACTCCCGGGCGATCATCTCCGCCTGCATGGGGTCGAGGATCTTCAGTTCCTCAGCGACCTCGTTGGGAGTCTTCTTGGCATGAAAGAGCAGCGCGGCCTTCCGCGCAATGTCGTCATCGAACTTCTCAGCGAAGCGCGTGACAGGGCTCTTCTCTACTGCGCTCACACCTCATCCTTGTCCAGCATCTCAGTCACCTGCTGAATGTTCAGGCGCCGAGCCTGACTCTTGGAGATCACATAGCCGTTGTCGTAGATGCCCAACTGGGTCTTGGGGTCCCAGTCGCTCACGTAGCCCCCGGAGGCTGCCTTCGGCTCCGCAAGTATCTTCCTCAGCGGGGGAGTCTGGAGGGCTGTGATCCTATCGAGAAGTTCCTTGCTCTCCGGGTCCAGTTCGATATGGACCGTGACATGCAGATCTTCAGTCTTCGCCATTGTAGAGCGTTCCTTCCGTGGCTGCGGCGGTGTTGGCCTGGGTTCCCGTTCCACACCAGACCTGGGGAAGCGGGCTGTACGGCGGGTAGTAGGGGGTCCAGGGCACCGGAGGTGTTCCGGGGACATCGACGGGGATATAGGGGTCTGCTGCGGGCTTTTGCCAGGCGATAGCTCCGCACTGCGTACAGAACACCACATCATCCCGGTGGATGAACTCGTGCCTGTAGCCCGTGCTTCCGCTGCCGCTTCGGTTACAGTTCCAGCCGGGTGTGAAGTCAACCACGTCCCACCTCGTTCATTCGTGCGTACACCCCAGCCAGAAGCATGTTCTGGTGGGCGTAGAACTCGGCAGTAGTGGGCCAACCGCTCGTGGACGGCCTCGAATCGAGCAGCGCCGTCGCTGTGTCCCTCAAATCGTCAAAAGTAACTTCGGTTGTTACGTCCGGCATGGTCAATCCTTCTGGGTAGCCAGCCACAGGTCGGCAACCAGCGTGGAAGTGTCCGAGTATTCCTCCGATTCGAAGAGTTCTCGGAAACCATTCCCGTCAGTGGCCTCATAGACCACCAGGCCATCTGAGAGCGTATAAATGGGCGAAATTCGGATATATCGCTCGTTTCCGGCGATTGTGGAGGCCGCAGCGTTCAGGGCCTCATAGACCGGGGCATCGGCGGGAGATCCCGAGATGAAGCCCTCCTGGGTCGCCCGGATGGGTCCCACGGCCACCGAAACACGGTAGAAGTCGGGTTCCAACTCGGGCCGATACGTCTCATCAATTAGGGGCAACTGACCCTCATTTGCAGTAGTCCTACCTCGCATAATGACCTCAGCCTAACACATTACGGCCCCAATACCGCATTTTCGGGCTCTAGAGGGCCTGTTTTCGGCTAGTTTCCGCGGAAAACGCCCATTTTGGGCAAAAGAAGTCCCCCGGGAGGCCAAGAAAGGAGAAAAGAAGCCGAGCCCGGGGGACAATTCACAACAGAAAGGAGATAATCGCTAGTAGTCTAGCACATCTGAGCCGTATACGGGACTACCACGACGCTCTAAAGTGTCCGCCGCGGGTCTGGGTGATAATTGCGTGGCAATTCCGACACCGGACATCACATTTAGCTACTTCCGCCAGAACCGAGTCCCATTTCCAGGCAGAGATCGCCCGAGAGATGTCTATAACCTTGATCTCGTCGGGTCTGTGGTCAAATTCCAACACTCGGATGTCTGTGGTCCCACAGTCCACACAAGGATGCTCCGCCAGATAGTCCCGAAGGGCTTCAATGTTTCGAGTCTTCTCGTCTCGGCTCCGAGAGGTATTTTCCGCGATCAGGCGATCACGATTTTGCAGATAGTGTTCTCTCCGGTAAACCTTCATACAAGACCGACATTTACTTCCCACTCCGTCAGGCTTGTCCCTATTCTTGTTGAAATCTGAAAGGGGTTTAGTCTCTCCGCAAGTAGTACAAAGCTTCATGTCTTCCACATTAGCACAGATTTTAGAAGACTAGAGTAAGAGCACCTGGGGGGAGTTGAACCCCCGTGACGGCGTTGGAAGCGCCGCATCATAGCCACTAGATCACAAGTGCGGGGGCGGAGACGGGATTTGAACCCGCGACCTACAGCTTATGAGGCTGGCGAGCTACCAAACTGCTCTACTCCGCTGAAAACAGTCTATCAGAGAAGAAACCCGGTCGCAACCACGCTGTTGCTCCGGAAAAAGTGCCTCGACCGGGCTGGTAGGCCCCGCGAGGACTTTAGGCATCAAGCGCCTGGGTCCAGACCACTCGATCTCTCCCCGCCGCTACCACGCACGAGGATTTGCCATGCCCATCAGTCTACCAGAAAGGACGAGCCCACCAGCCGCGGGTACCGACCGAGACAATCCATAAAGTCCATCCCGCCCGTGTGAACGTTCAGCACCGCCACTGATGTGCCGGAGGTAATATCGCGGTCCAGGATTACGTTGCGGTAGTCAGGTCCCAGCCAGTCGTAGAAGGCGTGGTGATGTCCCCCGACGATCAACTCCGGCTGCACGTTCTCTACCCCGCGCCAGAACATCTGCCGCACCGAATGGGTGTACTCCAGCGCCTCCGGGCTCCACAGGTGCGCCGTCTGAAGCAGCCGCACGTCCAGTTTCGGGTTCGGCGGCGCCTCGTGCCCGAATAGGATGTCCACGGGGTCTTCTCCGAGCGCCTGCAAGTCGTCCTCAGTAATCGCTTCTTCGATCCACCACGATTTGCCCACCTCTCGCAGCGGGTAGTCCACCGACCCGGCGCCGCCCAGCACCCCGAGCACCTTTCCACTCGCCAGCGTGGTCCGCCAACCCCGCGGCATGTGCATGATCGCCCCGCCGCCCGTCAGGTACCGAAGGCCATCCAGTTGCAGGGGCCAGTCGTACAGCCTGTCGAACCACTCGTGGTTGCCGTCCAAGAAGTAGAGATACTGGTTGTTATGGGCCAGACGCTTCTCGATCTTCCGCAGCGCGTTCGCCCAGTTGCCCCCGGGCCACAGGAACCCGAAGTCCCCCAACTGCACCACGGTTCGCACGCCCCGCTGATGCAGCGTGTCCAGGCACGCTATCAAGAACCCCATGTTGCCGTGGGTGTCCCCTATCAAGCCGATCCTGTCGGCGTTCTCAATCCTCACGGCGTCTCGTCCGCCAGGGGCTTGTCGATCTCAGCCTCGATCTCGGAAGCCATAGCCCGGATCTGCGGATCGTGCGCGTTCAGCGTTCCCCACGCCCGGGCAAGGTAGCGAACGGACTCCAGGCGCTCTCGAAGCGCCGCGATGTGCTTCAGGGCGCCGTTTACCGCGGTCTCGTACTGGGTTTGGTGATGAATGCTCATGCCCGCATCCTACCTCATGTTGTCACGCGCCTCAATAGCGAGTTTTGTAACAGAAAAAAATTATTTCGTGTGCGCGAGGGCAGCACGTCGATGCGTGCGCAAGGGTCCCCACCCCCCATACCTCGCCTTTCCGCGCCGAAAATCCGGGCGGTTTGATAACGGTTATCAATATCAATCGCGCGGTATTGACTTTTCGCCCGCGGTATGCTAGGGGCGGCGTGACCCGCGGGCATTCGCTCTATGTAACGATTGTGTAACGGTACTTGACATGTTCGATAATCGTGCTCTATTCGCGCTAGGCTCTAGTTATTGCAAGACACAAGGGCTTGCACTAATGGAGGGAAAACCAAAATGGCCGGACATGAACACGTTTCATTCTACGTAGGCACGGGCCGGGAGAATCGCCCGGAATGGTTCGACCGTGAGGCCGGGCTAGTGGGCTGGAGTGTGTACGCCCCTATGCCCGATGACCGGGCGCTGTCTGTCGCTATCCGTGAGGCCGTGGGCGGAGAGTATGCGGGCGAGATCGCTACGGGTACGGGCTACTGGGAGGGGGAGATAGAGCGTATGGTGCGCGTCGATCTCTACTTGCCCGGCGTGACCCGCGAACAAATCGAGATTACCGCGGGGCGACTGGCACGCTTCACCGGGAACCGGGCCGTGCTATGGGTACGGGAGATCAAACCCGGTAACACGGGCGCCACTACCTACCGCATTCGGCAGGGCGTCGGCACGCGCCACGATATCGCCGGGCTGGAGGGCTGGACACTCTACGATGACGGGACGCTGGAGATCGTCGGGGATGCATTCGTCGGAGACGGCACCGAATCCGTTACCTACGTAGAGTCTGCCGAGACACCCGCCGCATTCGCCCCGCGTACCGCGTAGGCCGCTGGAGGGGGGCGTCTCTACCCGTAGGGGCGTCTCACCCTAGTTACCTACTAGGACACAACGAAAGGAATAACAATCATGGGTAAGTCACCTACCGCTAAGGCAATCGCCCGGGAGCGCCGTGAGGCCGAACGGGAGCGCACTACCGCCCGCAAGCGAGGCCGCGCCGATAAGCGGGCCGAATCTTCCGCGTTCGGCGGCGGCGACCGCTGGCACGGTTCGGAGATCCGCACCGGGGGCGCACGATGACCGGATACGAAGACGTAGTGGGGAACGTCCATAGCGACGATTACGACGCGCCGCGCATTCCGGATCCGTCCTACCCGCAAGCCGTGTATGTCGTACCCGCCGCACCTATCCCCGCGGCCCGCGCTATCGGTTTCGGAGAGACGGGTCTCACCTATGGAGGGCGCTGGCCCGGCTCAGTGAGTACCGGCGCACTCGCTCAGGGTTGCACGCCTACGACAGAGAACTACCGTAGGGGGCGGAATGCTTGACCGTATCGGTATCCATACGCCCGCGGATCTCGGCGCGTTCATTGACCATACGTGTAACGATGACACGGGAATGCACGCGGATCTCTACCGCTCTACGGATGATTGGGATGAACGGCCTATCGTCGCCGCGTACCATGACGCCGTAGGACTTGTGACCTATTATCGCGCGGATACGCTGGAAACGGCCTACTCTGCCATATTCGACTAGGGCTAGAGCGTTTCGCCGGGGGCGAGATCTCCCGGCGTTTCGCCCTAACACTAGTTAGGACCAATCTCACAGAATGGAGACACAATGACTCTCAGAGTCACCGCGCGCACGCTGAGCGCCGAAAAGCACGGATACGACTTGCCCACGGAAGAAACTCTGTTGAGCATGGCGCATGATGCTCTAGAACGACCTAGTGATTCCGGCTGGCACGATTCCGAATTGTGGGAAACTCATACTCTCATGTTCAGCACGCCCGATTGGAGTCTCACGGATGATTACCCAATCGACCAAGCCAACTACCGCGACGCGCTGGAGATCCTTAGCACGGCATACCCACGTTCGGCAGAGTCGGCAACATTCGGCCACTGGACTTACTCACGTTTCGAGTGTGTCAGGGTGCGAGTCTGCTACACGTCGGGAGAGATCACCCCGGCGTTCGCTCTCGCATGCGCGCTTATCGAATCCATGCGAGACTACCCGCTACTCTCCGACGAAACTCATTCCGAATTGTTGCGAGAGATCTCGGATAGCAATTTCGAATGGTCATGGAATGAAGCCGTAAACGATCCGGCCTATTACCGCAAGGATCTCTCAGAGATCGAACTAGAGCGTATCGCGGATCTCTCCGACGAAGACACGGCACGCGCTCAATCCGAATTCTGGGAACGGGTCTCCAGCGGCACCATAGAGCCCGGCTACGGAGACAACGGCGCCGAAACATTCGACCCTGCCGAGATCATCCCAATCATTCTTCTAGTCTCCGACCCGGAACGCCCATACTACACGCGCCGGGAACTGGAGGACACGCCCCATATCTTCTAGCCCTGCCCGATCTCGCCCCGCTATGCGCCCCGTAGCGGGGCGTTTCGGCGTGCGCCGGTACCCAAGTACCCACGCGGGACAAAAACCCCTCAGAACGGCACCTAGCCTATTCTCTCGGCGCGTGAGTCTGACAGTATCCCAAATACTCTGTCGGGCTACTCCAGTACGTCACCGGGCTATCGCCGCACTCCATACACGCCGCGTTTCGTTTCAGCCACTCCAGCACCAGCGCCCGATGTTCCCGTGTCAGATAGTCCACGGCCCGCTCATAACTCCGAAACGATATCGCCGTCTCAGATTGGCGGCGCTTGCGGGGGAGCACGAGATCCGCCCACCTACCGTCATATCGGAATTCGTCATAGTGCGGCCTACAGAGCCCACGGACCAAATTTATATCGACCGGGCACCAGGGCACCCGACATTCCGGCTTGCCATCCTCAGAGACCGCGTTATCCCAAACGGCCTTTTGAGATCTCTCGACTATCGAATCCAGTTTCGAGTAATCCGTTTCACTCACTCGCCCATTCCGCCGTCTAACCTTACTCGGCCAAATGATGTTTCGATACTCGCCCGTTCTCCGATTCCGCTGGAAGTGTGTTCCGCAGAGCCCACGGGAATGTTGCTCATTCCGACACTCAGGCACGATGCACTTAGCTATCTCACTCATGCCCGGCAGTCTAGCACGCTAAACGGAATCCAAACGGATTCCAACAACTTTTTTACATTCTGGACGGCCCGAATCTGTCACAACTGGATGGTTTATACCGTAAGTGGGAGAAACGAACGGGGGGGTCTCCCCCTGTCTCTCAGAAGCCCAAATTATGGGTTTGTACCAGTATTCTCTAGGGAAACAAGGATACTACAACAATTATACATACACACTAATTATATAGACCTATAAAGAGACCCCCCTCTAAATTCCTCCCAAACCCCGGTATAATCCCCCGCTCGGACACGTTTTCGCAAAGTAATTCTGAGAATTCCCTGAATTTAGTAAGGGCACCCTAAGAAATCCCACCTCCCAAAATCCATGCGTTCGTCACGACTTCCGGGAGTGACAACCACGGAAATCTCTCTCCGAAATTCTTTTGCAAAATCGCTTGACATGATCGCAACAGTGTGTGTAATGTAGTAATCACAAGCAAGACCACCTAGCGAAATCCCCCGCTGGGAACCGTGACTGAAAAGTCTGACGGAAGGAGAAATCCGTGAGTGTGAGATCCGAGGCTGAAATCGTATTCGAAGACCACTTCTCTGCCATCCTGGACGAAGACGGAAACGTCATCCCCGGCCACGAGGACATCCCGCAATACTGGCAGGACGACCTTCACGAACTGGCCGATTCTCTCGTGCCGGTCTACACGAGCGATCTCCTGGACGAGTGGGCCGCGGAAGGCTACCCCGAACTGGAAGACGAAGGGCTGATCGAAGGCACCAAAGACGTGGTGCGGATCGTCATGGTGGTCATGTACGAACAGTACACGAACGCTCTGTACGAAATCGCCCGGGAGCGTGGTCTGGATGACTAGGACCATTGCGCTGGATGGCCTGAACCGCCTGGTGGTGGAGCAGGACGAGGACTCCGAGAATCCGCTGGAGTGGCACGACGGCATGGAACTGGTCCTGCTGGACGACTACCGGCGTTGGGCATTCGGAGAGCGCCCGGACACGGAGAGTTGGGCGGCTGCGGCGCTGGAGCACTGGTACGCCCAAGCACCCGTCAATACCCGAATCGAGGCGCGGCCCTGTATCGAGCGCGTGCAGAGCGCGGCGAGATCAACGGCTACTGGATCGACCCGAGGGGCTAGGCATGTTCCTTATCAAGTACGGCCCGGAAACCCTGAACTGGCACGAGGACCGCGACGAGGCATTCGCCTTGCGGGACTACGAGATCCAGCAGGGAGCCCCGAGCACAATCTACGTCTACGACACCGAGAGCGGTTGTCGAATTGAGAGGGGGACACGATGAACACTGACGGACTCGTGAGAGTGCAGATCCGGGAAGACGGCGCGGATCTCGATTGGGTGATCCGAATGGGCTTGTCGGGAGGCTGGGAGAGTGCTACTGTCCACTATGACAGCACGGCCCGGGTTTCGGGAGTGACGTTCTACGACAGCACCGGAGTCGAGGGATACTTCCCGGTCGGCACGACGATCAAGGGCAATTTCACGCCCGAACTGGACCCACGCGGTAAATAATCGACAGGCTGCAATAGCCTACGAACGAAGGAGGATCACAGAAATGGCGACGGAGAACAAGACGAGCAAGAAGTCCAATGGACACGTCTCGGATGCTCAGCGGGAGGCGACCAAAAAGCGCAACGACGAGCGCCGGGCGGCAGTCCACGCCGAGAACCTGGACCGGCACGCTAACAACGTGAGTTACATGCAGGAGCATGGCCTGACGGCGCCGCCCGTGTCCCGATACGTGCGGAAGAAGGACGGATCTCTGCTGACCACCGAGGACAAGAAGCGCGACCCCATCGTGCGGACCAGTCCCAAGCGGGCGAGCAAGGTGGTCCGCAAGCACAAGCGGGCCGAGGCACGCCGGTCGGTGCTGGCTCAGATCGAGCAGGTGTCGAATGCCGAAGCCTGATATCTCCACGTACACGCGGGTCGTGCTGCCGAAGGCCGGACCCACCGATCCCGAGCAGGTCAGTGTGAAGGTCACTTCGCCGTCCTACCTGCGGAAACTCAGTCATCGGGCTCAGGCTAAGAATGAGGCTCTGTATCAGGGCGTCATGGACAATCGAGGCAACTGGTGAGCGCGTCCTGGGATCGTGTCAGGGATTCTCTCAGTGAGGATGATGTTCAAGAGGCGTTGGCGCTGTATGACATGCTGGTCGAGGATGGCTACAGTCACAGCCAAGCCCTTGAGGAGGTGGAGCTGGCATGGCTGTAACTTTGGGAGACGTGAAGCGCCGCCTAGCCCAAGCTTCCGCGCACGGCACCCGTCAGAAGATGTTCGTGAACGAACTACTGGCCGGTCCAGTGGAGGTCATCGAGACGCCCAACATCTACGCCCGCGGTGGTTTGGTCGTGGTGCGAGGTGAGTCCCGGCTCAGCACGAAAAATTGGCTGTCGCTGAAACGGAGGTTGGCTGAGAACGGTTTCGTGATCGGTTCTCAGCGCGTGGCCCCGCAGAAGCGACTCTGGACCATGATCTTCCGGGAGGAAATCAATGGCTGAGATCGTCTGTCGGGGGACGTGTGCGACATGCCGACAGATGGCTGTGCAGGTACAGACAGAGGACGGAACAGTGAAGACGACCTATCATGTCGCCTCTAAGTTCGTCAAGGGCTGTGCTGCCTCTCGGCAGATCCCGGACACTGAATTCAGGAGCTTCGAGATCTCTGCCACCCAATTCGTTCCCGATGGCTGGCACCCCGGTCACCCAGCAGGTCAGAGAAGGGAGATTTGATGGACACGACACCGCTTCCGATCCTGATTGGCCTGGCTGCCGTCCTATGGGCGACGTGGTTCCTGGTCAACTGGTACGACAAGGGCGGGCCGAGGTCATCGTGACTCGTCGCAAGGTCGAGGCGGCTCTTGGTCCGTGGCCGCAAGCGGGTGAGATTCCACGAGGAAAGGGGAAATATACAATCTTGCGAGACGGGCAACAATACGCTACGATGAGCTACGAACTCTCAGCCGTGGTCTACCTCGGCATGGTGAAAGACAAATTCCCGGAGTACACCTGGGACCTACAGAAGGAGGAAGAATGACTGAGCCCAAGCTGTTGAGGTTCTACAATGACCCCACGGGTCTGCGCTACCGGGTGGTCGAGTACCATTCGGATGGCGAGATGGAATACCGATCCGCGGTCTTTGCGGACTTGCAGACTGCGGATGACCTGGCCTCTCGGTGGGCTTCCGGAACCAACGACCCGGTGAGGGTCTGGGATCTCGGTGAGGATGTCGAAAACTCCAAGCCGGTGCCCGATCTGTCGGAGCCGATGCCGTCCGGGAGGGTCGAATGAAGCCCGATGCCGTGCGGACGATCCGCAACAACAAGACCGGCCTGGAACTGACCCTGAGCGAGTTCGTGATGCAGGTGCTAGAGCACAACGACGAGGTGATCTTCGAGGGAGTCCTGGATGGCGACAATCAGGTTCGCACCTTCCGCGGTTGGGCCTGGGAACTTCTCCCGCTCCCGTGGGAGGCACCGACTCTGCCCGGCACTGTGATCGTGTTCCACAACCACAGTCGTCACTTCGCCGGGATCGTTCAGACGGACGGAGAGATCCTGACGCTGAATCAATCCGGTACGGTCGTCCACCACACCATCGAAGACTTCACCCAGGCGGTTCACTCCCAGGAATGGATCATCGTGGAAACTTACGGGGCTGTCTGATGCCGACACAAGAAAAAATTCGGGTGGATGGTTTCACGCTGTATACCGAGATCTACCCCGAGTGGTTGGAACTCGGTGTCCGTTTGGCTGAAGGTTCCAACACCGATCAAGCAGAGTTTCTTATTGGATTCTCGGATCGTCTGAACGGATTCGAGGGTATCGCTTCCGATGCTCAACTCGGTATGATTGCTCAAATTATCCAGGGAGCACCCGCCCGGGATACGGTTGTCAAAGTGTTGCGGGAACTCGTGGATTGGATCGAGAATGGCTAGGCCAGCATTCACCCCCACTCCTGAGCAGACCAAACTTCTGGAAGCGGTGTGGGTTGCTCACGAGATCCTGGAACTCAACCGCAAGAAACTATGGGCCGATGCCGAGGCAAAGCGGAGGTTCGAGGACTCAGACGAGTCCCTGGTTCGGCGCAAGCACGCCCTGAATCGCCTGCTGCGGGAGGCTCAGGCTTCTGGCATCCCCGTCACGACGATCTCGAAGGACGGGCTCGGTCTGGCGGGCACCAACAAATACTACGAACTGACGAAGGAGGACTGATGAAACGATTTATAGGTGATTTCGTGGATTGGATACTGGGCAGCGGGGTGGGATGGTTCCTGCTGGTCATTGTGTTCGTTTTGGTTCACTTCGGGTTCCTTATCGGGATCATTATGCTAAGCGGTATCGTCTCGCCCTGGTTCCTGTTCCTGCTACCGGTCTTGTTGTTCGAGATTCTGTTGGTATGTTTCGTCGTGAGCGAGAGGCTCTGACATGGAACTGACGACAACTGCTGTGAGTGAAGCGGTCGAGGCGGTGGCAAAGGTTCTGCTGAAGTTGGACTGGGACGATATTGGTCTGGCTCCTGTGGCGATCTCTGACCGAGGTACGGAGATCTATCGCAACCCCAATGACCTGAGCCACGAGTTCTATCTGACCGTGCGAGATCAGAACAACAACTTCATCGACATGGCAATCAAGGTGGAACCACTGTGACTGACCGCATCCGTGAAGAAGCCGAACGCCAGTTCCCAGACTCTGTTGTGACCAGCCACGGATTCACCCGGACCGTATCCCAGAAAGACGAGCGTTTCGCCTTCAACGCCTGCGGCGACTTCCTCCTCTCTCTCCTGGACTCAGACGATGCCCGCGAGGTAGTGGCGAAGGCACTCCACACGCGCAACATCTTCGAGTACGACGAGTGCGATCACGGAACCTTCAGAGGCGGAGCGATGGATGGCGAGCCGTACAAGATGTGCGAACGCGCTGCGCCTAATGTCCTGGCTGCTGTCCGGGCCTACCTGAAAGGCAACGAGCCGGAGGCTCGGAAGTCCACGACCGAAGGGAGTGAGGGGGAGTCGTGAGCGCACTCATGGAGATGGAAATGCCCGAGATCCCGCGGTGCCGATGCGGGTACCCCATGCAGGAGATCAACAGCACGGGGGTGTGGTTCTGCCCGAGGCATGACCGGCTGACGGACGAGGAGCTACAGCCGGGTGGAAAGCGGAAGGTGGGTCACTACGACACCGCTTTCGAGAGAGCCTGGAAGTCATTCCTGGACGAGCAGTTCCCGGAGCAGAAGGGCAAGAAGCTCAAGTAATGCCTGAACTGTTCGACTGGCAAGCCGCCGATGTCGAGGCACTGGTACGCGGTGACGGCATCGGGGTGAACACCTCGCACACGGGCGCCGGGAAATCTGCGGTAGCCCTGTCGAGTGCGAAGGAACTCGGCGCCGACAGCGTGCTGGTGGTGAGCCCGAAGAACACCGCGGACTCCTGGCGGGAGAGCGTCGAAATGTGGTGGCCCGAGCAGGACTACCGGGTGATCGACGCGAGTAAGGCAGGCAATCGAGCGTACCTGGATCTCGCCCTGGGAACCCCGGGTGTCTATCAGATCGGTATTGAGCGGTTCCGTAATCAGTCGTGGTCGAGCATCTTCCCGGACATCAGCATTGCGGACGAGGTTCACCGGCTGGCCTCACTCACTTCCGATGTCGGGCGCAAGGCGCTGCACTCGCTGTCCAGTGGATCTAAGCAGGCTCTCTCCGCAACCATTGTGCGGAACAAGATCGAGAACATCTACGGCCCCGCCAAGTGGGAGTACCCCACGATGGGGCCGTGGCAGCCTACGGAAGAATACTTCGACACGCATCCGGGAGTGAACCCCGATGCGTGGAGCAAGATCACGCCCAAGAAGAAGATCAAGGATCTCGACGCTCGGTACAAGTGGCAGTTCTTGGAGCTTCACTACAACGTCAAGAAGGACTTCTTCGCTGGCTGGACTGTCGAATCCGAGATGATTCCTGGTTGGGTGATCTCTCGGTTCCCGGTTCACATTGAGCACCGCAAGCGGGAGAACTGCTGCGAGTACCATCCAGAGGGTTTCGCTACCTGGCCCGAGCCCCAGGAACACCGCATCGAGATCCCGATGACGCCGACACAGCGGAAGATCTACCGCCAACTGGACGAGCAGGATCTTGCCTGGATGGGGGAGAATGCCCTGGCGCCGAAGATCCCGTTGGAGTCTCGGATCAGGAAACTTCAGATCGCTCTCGGTGAGGGTGAATTGGTCACTGATGGGGAAGGCAAGCAGAAGATCGTCTTCCTGCCGGAAGGCAAGAGCCCGAAGGCCGACTGGATTCAGGATGCTCTCACTGAGGGAGATCTGTTCGGGGAAAATGTGGTCGTGTTTACGCACTCGAAGGGCTGGAGCAATGCCCTGGCCCAGCGGTTGAACAAGGCGGGTATCCCTTCCCTGGCGTGGAACTCCGACACCGACCCGGACGACAAGACCGCGGCCCGGGTTCAGTGGGTTGAGGGTGGGCTTCAGGTGATCGTTGGTGTGATCTCGGCGATAGGTACAGGAACAGATTGGATGCAGAGAAACTGCTATAATATGGTCTGGGCTTCCAGAAGTGACGATAGCACTGACAACCTTCAGGCTTCTGGTAGACTGGATCGAATTGGACAACAACGCGGTGTGATGGAATGGATACTCCAGAGCGAAGACACGATGGAAGCCGGTGTTGAATCCAAGCAGATGGTCAAGCAGATGCAGATCAACGAGTCCACGCGGAAACGAGCAGAAGCGAGCGGTGTTGACTTGCAAGATTTCTGAGTGCGAACTCCCCGTGCGTGCTCGTGAGTATTGCTCCAAACACTACAAACGGGCTGTCTACCACGGAGAGATAGAAACTCGAAAGATGACGGTGACCCGGGACACGCCCCTCATTGAACGGATCATGAATACGGGGTGGGATGAGGTTACTCGTGTCCCGGCCCTGGGTTCTTGCTGGGAGTGGCGTGGTAGGACCGACGACAGTGGGTATGGCGTGCTGAAGTTTCACGGATCTGTCAAGCGCCCACATCGAGTTCTCTATGAGGTGGAGAGCGGAGAACCCCTAGGAAACTTGTATGCGTGCCATCATTGCGATAACCCTAAGTGCATCAACCCGTCACATATCTTTGCCGGGACGCAACGACATAACATGGCGGACATGGTTTCTAAGCGAATTCCGAAGCGAGGTAATCGACGCCATTCGGAGCGAGACGTGCGGGCCGCGGTCTCTGAGTATCAATCGGGGGGTGTGTCCCAAGCTTCGTTGGAGAGGAATTATGGGTTTTCATCGGGCACCCTGTCCCGAATCCTTTCCGGGAAAATCTGGGTAGATCTCGACTTGACACCCTAACAATAGGTGTTATAGACTGACGGCACAACGAACAAGAAGGAGGTCCACTTGACTACTGCAACCCTGCCGATCCTGAAGGCCGTAGACCGAGCAATCGCTGCGGTACGGGAGCGTCACCCTGAGATCCCGGAGATCGTCGCGGTCGTCGGTCAGTCCGGCTTCAAGAAGAACGGCCAGACCCACGGCCACTTCGCCAAAGAGACCTGGCGCCGGGACGAGGATGGCAACGAGGTCACAATGCACGAGATCATGCTCTCAGGCGAGTCCCTGAAGCGTGGCGCCGAAGCCACCCTGGGAACCATCATCCACGAGTGCGTCCATGCCTACTGTCACGTCAAGGAAATCCGGGACACCTCCAATCAGGGCCGCTACCACAACAAGCACTTCAAGGAAGCCGCCGAGGACTTCGGGCTCTCGATCTCGAAGGCTCCGGTCATCGGGTTCAGCGTCACCACCCTGGCGGATGGAACCGCGGAGGAATACGCCGAGGAACTGGCGGATCTCACCGAGGCTCTGACCGCCTGGCGCGTGCCGAAGCTGAAAGAGGTCGTCAAGGCGACCAAATACGAGATGCAGTGTCGTGACTGCCAGGACCCAGTGATGACCAGCAAGAAGTGGTGGGAGCGCAACCGCAGCAACCTGTTCTGCGATTCCGACCGGCATGAGGGCTTCCGTGAGGAAATGGTCCTGCTGGCTGACGGAGAGGAAGTCTACTGATGGTCAGTTCGTATCAGCAACTCGGCGCCGAGTGGGAGATGCACCTGGAGCGGCAGTTCGAGGACTGGATCGAGTACATGGACTCCACGGTGCCGATGCGGGTCTCCGAGTACGCGGCGGCGTCGGGTCGAAATCTTGACGTGGACGTGATTCCCAACTATGCTTCCGGAGACGAGATCGAACTGGTCTTATACGAAGACGGCAAAGTGATCGGAACCTACTACGACGATGACGGCGCCGAGAAGATGTACGAGGACATCGAGTTGCTGACAGGAGTGATCCTATGACCGACAACAAACCCAACACTGACCCGGTACTGGAGAGCATGATGTATGCGTTCCGGTTGCTGGACGAGGCTCTGGAGCCTCACAACGAGGAAGGAGGCCGTTAGGCATGAAATTCAAGAAGGTTATCACAGGGCTGGTTCTGACCGTCACGGCGGGACTGGGCTTCGCGCTCGCAGGCTGTACCAGTGACGCCGACCGAGCATCACAGAACCTCTCCGTGGCTGCTGAGCAGTTCGAGGTGAACCGCAGGATCGTGTTCTTCAACGGCATCACCGACCAGTACCTTCTCACCATCGAAGGCCGCTGCTCTGTCGAGACGGGTAATTCCATGCTCGCCGGATCTCTGGAAGTGACGTGCAAGCTGGGCGAGAACCAGTACAAGAAGCACTTCCTGGGCCTGAGCGACAACGTTTCGTTCTTCGTAGAGCAACTGGAAGCGGTCGATGTGAGTGTCTACCACTACCGGGTCATCTTCAAGCCCGAGAACATCGTCCCTGACATCGACCTGGAAACTGGAGAGCAGTGATGCTTCCGATTTCAGCGCATTGGGACCCGGCTACCCAGAGGTTCGTCTTCATCGTTCGCGGCAGGGAGGTGGCTCGGCTGTCATGGGACGAGGCGAGCATCATCTACAGTGATCTCCACGACGAGTTGGGGGCGGGCTGATGGCTAAGTTCGATCTGGCTTCGGAGGTGGCCCCGGGACCGGGGCGCCTCTGGAGCGTAGTGCATCAGCCGAGCAGCCAGAAGACCCCGGTGCGCCTGGAGCTTCGTGAAGCGGCGATCTCGGAGGAAACTCGCCCGGCGCCGCTGTCCATGACCAAGCTCCTGGGGTACGCGAACACCGTTGCGGATGCCAAGGCTCTGAAGACCACCGCTGAGGAAATCCTCGCCCGCGTGGGCCGTGTCGATGAGTTCGTGGGTGTGTACCGATGAAAACCATGTCCGCGTATCCCGACGTAACCCGAGTGGAAGTGATCGACGCCTCCGGACGTGCGTTTGTTCGCTACTACAAGGACAAGGGCGTGACGATCCAACTTCAGGATGAAGGACGGACATTGAAGGTGTTCGCCGGGATTCAGAAGGCCAAATCGTGAAGATTACGGCAACGACGCGCTCGGGTACGGTCTACACCATCGAGAACGGCTACTGGACCAGGACTACCCCCGAAGGCGCGTCCTGGACGGCCCGGTACTGGAGCCTTCGAATTGGGGATCGCGCCACGATCACGTCCTGGAGTGATGTCCACCAGTGGCCCCAGACTGAGGTGCCCGAGGTCGGGAAATCCATGTACTTCGACTCGAACAACGACTGGCAGTTGAGCACTGAGGTGGTTTCGGTGGAAATTGAGGAAGACGCATGATCTTCTGGATTCTTCTGGGTATCGCGGTAGCTGTCCCCGTTGTTGCATTCTTCTACGCGAAATTCGAGTCCGGGTGGTGGTCAGAGGCGTTCGTTTTTTCTGGCTGGGCAGTGTTATTCTCCGCTTTCGGATTGGCGGGTGCAACCCTGATTCTCTGGATCGTTGTTTCTTTCATGCCCAACACCACGTCCGATACACGATATGGGCTGACTGCGCTGGGTACCAATGAACGCACCGGCTGGAGCTTCTTCCTCATTGCAGGTGGTTCCACTGATGAGACCAAGTTTCAGTATGCGCGAGACGATCACGGCGCCATCTCCATCCTAGAGATCGAGGTATATAGAGCTACGATCTTCGAAGACAACGGGCAGTACATGATCGAGAAATCTCAACGATCCGGCTACTGGTGGGCCTTCCCCGGAGCGGTGTCCACTCCACGAACCTCCACTGTGGAGTTCCATGTCCCAGAAGGGTCGGTCGAACGCGGTTATGACATCAAGGTGGGTGACTGATGTTTCTCGCTGACGGTGTGAACAATGGAGGGGGCGATTGGGTTGGACTCGTAGCTCCCCTCGTCATCATCGGGGTGACCATCACCACCATCTTCCTGAGAGCAGTTTCGAGAGATGACTAAGAACCTCTGGCAGACGCGCATTGGCCCCATCGAGGCGATGCAATGGCGAGTGGTCAACAAGACCGAGATGGCGGAGTTCACGGGCGAGGAAGTCTACGTCCTGAGTAAGCACAGCGGCAAGGCTGCCCACCTCAGACTGCACACCCCCCGTGGGACACTGACTGTTCCCCCGCAGTGGTGGGTCGTCAAGGGACCGGCCTCGTCCGGCTGGTACGCCCTGGCGCCGGAGGACTTCGACGCGGCCTTCGAGCCGTATGTCGAGCCCACGGAGTCGGTTGAGCCCTACGACCCGTTCAGCCACCTCGCACCCAAGGAGGCACGAGACCTGCCCAGCGCTATCGTGGAGGCATGATGGAACTGATCCCACTGCTGGTTCCCCTGTTCGGGGCCACCGTCCTCATCATCTGGGGGTGGCGGGGTGAGATCCGGAAGCGTCGGGAAGCGCGGGTGCTGCCCGAAACGCTGGCCGCGGTATCCGAATCATTCAAGAGAGCATCCGATGGTCTTGCAGATCTTACGAAGGCTATGGAAGCGTTCGGGGTTTCTCTGAAAGAGATCGGGAAGAATGTCTAAGGTTCCCCGCATACCCATGAGCATTACGTTCATCACCTCGGACCCCGAGCGTCGGAAGCTGCTGAAGAAGAACTATCCGAACGCGAAGGCCACCCGCTCCCGGATCACGGCGACGGGCTGGGTGCCCGAGGGTCCGCGCGGGAAGTGGGGCAAATCGTGAAGCACCAGCAACTCGAAATTTCGATTTCAAATTTTTTCGCAAAAACGACTTGACAAACGGTTTCGTTTCAAATAGAGTGTTCATCACCGAAGCAACTACATAAAAATTTTCAGCCGGAGTGATCGGGTTATCAATCACACTGTAACTGCGACAAAACACCCGGCCACGCAACTTGCTGAAAATCACAACTACATAATGACTTCGAAAGCCGGATTGATCCGGTTATCTCTTGAAAAGAAGTGGTTCTGGGTTCGAATCCCAGTCGGCTCATTGAGTCGGTAGCTCAACGGAAGAGCACTAAACGGTCGGGTCTCCCAACTTGCTTTCGAAAAATCGTGGTGGCCGACGAGGTTCGGTTATCGGTAATAGATGGTTCAACTCCACCCGTCCCCGCATGGGGACTGATCCCACCCTCAGCGGTGGGCTTCCGGATTTCACACCTTGCCACTACAAATTCTTGCGGTCGGAGTCGTCGGGTTATCTTTGGTAAATGTCCCGGTGCCACCTACTTACCGCAAATCACACAGAAAGAAGGAGGTTCAGCAACAATGACTGCCAGTGTTCTCCAGGGTATCCGCCCGAATGAAACCGTCCAGACCGAGCAGGCCCGGGAAGATCAGGTCAAGAACAACGCCGGGGGTTTCGTCTTCGAGATCAGCCCTCTCCAGCGGTTCCGCCGCTTCCTCATTCTCGGCACTGAGGCTTCGACTTACTACCAGTCGGCCCCGGCTCTCTCGCGTGAGAACGCTCAGAACCTCTTCGCCCTGCTCGGATCGGACCACCGCGGCGTGGTCAATGAGATCCTGGAGGTCTCCACCAACGGACTCGCTCCCCGGCAGGAGCCCACGCTCTTTGCGTATGCGGCTGCCGTCAGTCCGGAATTCGGCTCGGTCGAGGACCGCACCTACGCGCTGTCCCTCTTCAACCAGATCGTGCGGACGGGTACCCACCTGTTCACCTTCCTGGGCTTCGTGGAGCAGTTCCGAGGCTGGGGTACGGCTCTGCGCCGTGCCGTTGCGGACTGGTATCTCTCGAAGGAGCCGGACAAGCTCGCCTATCAGGTGGTCAAGTACAAGCAGCGCGAGGGTTGGTCCCATCGGGATGCCCTGCGTCTGTCCCACCCGAAGGCGGACAACTGGGACACCAACGACATCTTCGGCTACATCACCCAGAACGGTGAGACCAGCAACAGTCTGATCGAGGCTGCCCGGGGCGTCCATGACGGTTCGGTGTCGATCTCCGCGGGCATCGAGGCTGGCCTTCCGTGGGAGGCTCTGCCGTCTGAGGCACTGACCGAAGCGAAGACCTGGGAGGCCCTGCTGGAGCACAACTCCGTGCCCCTTGGCGCCCTGGTCCGACAACTTGGCCGACTGACCAACCTGGATCTGCTGAAGCCGTTCGCGGACACCAAGAGCACGATCCTGGGGCTGCTGCGTGACGAGCGCAACATCCTGAAGTCGCGCATCCACCCGTTCAACCTGCTCAACGCCTGGTACACCTACCGGAGTGGCCGTGGCTTCCGAGGCAATGCCTCCTGGAACCCGGACGGTGACGTGGTGGCGGCTCTGGAGGCTGCGTTCTACACCTCCTTCCCGAACGTCAAGCCCGCGGGGAAGAACACCCTCGTGGCTCTGGACGTGTCCGGCTCGATGGGTTGGGATACGATCAACAACTCGGCCCTGACCCCGCGTGAAGCGTCGGCAGCAATGGCCCTGGTTACAGTGAAGACGGAGCCGAACACGCATGTGGTTGCGTTCTCGACCTCACTTACTCCGTTGCCCATCGCGTCTGCATCCACCCTGGATGAGACACTGCGGATCGTGGACAGCGTTCGAATGGGTGGCACCGATGTCTCCCTGCCGATCCTGTACGCACAGGAGCGTGGTCTCCAGGTGGATACCTTCATCAGCTACACGGACAACGAGACGTGGAGCGGTCGGATTCACCCCTACCAGGCCCTCACGCAGTACCGGAAGTCTTCGGGTCGCTTTGCGAAGAACGTGGTGGTCGGAATGACTGCCACTGGATTCTCCGTGGCGGACCCCCGAGACCCGGGCTCGCTCGATGTGGTCGGCTTCGATTCGTCGGCGCCCTCGGTGATCTCTGAGTTCTCTCGGGGTTGACATAGCTCGGTCACCCCGATAGACTCGGGGGACAATGACCGCGACAGACAACTTCATAGAGGCAGCCCGGACACAGCGACCAAAGTGCCGGAGTCCCATTGCGAACTTCATCCCGAAGCATAGTCCCTGGGTGGACTACGAACAGGATGAAGCTCCGAGCACCCGAGACGCCGAACTGCTGTGCGAGGGCTGCCCCCTGAAGGATCTCTGCTACGAGATGGCTGTCGAAAACGGAGAGGAACACGGAATCTGGGGCGGGGTTCGATTCGACCCCAAGCCACGCAAGAGAAGGAGGAAGAATGGCTAGTCAACTACCGTTCAGAAACCCGGATGTGATGCGGGTTCGAGACCACATCTACGACGAGGTTTCCGGGATCATCGCTGATTACGGAATAGACGAGCCCCCGCTGAATCTGATCGCTTACGCAGTGACCGACCAGCTTCTCTACCGTGACTTCATCCACACCGAGAGTGTTGTGCAGTATCTCGATGCCCTGGAGAAGAATTCGTGAGCGACGAACTGATCCAAGAGCTTCGTCGTCAGATCGACCAGCTTGATGACGACAACTCCGAACTTCAGAACGAGAACCATCGTCTCCGGGATCGTATCGAAGAGTTGGAACAGCAGGTTGTTCAACTGACTGATGCGATGGATGACATCAATCGGTTCACGAGGCAGTTCTGATGGCTGAACGTAAGCTCATCCTCACCCGAGGCATCCCTGGCAGTGGCAAGACCACCTGGGCCAAGCAGCAGCCCCACCCCCGGGCGAACCGGGATGACCTGCGCTGGCAGTTGTTCGGTCACCGCCCCACTGACGGACTGCTGAACGGGGAACAAGAGTCGGCTGTCACCCGGGCTCAGCGGGATCTCGTCAAGGCGTTCCTGCGTCACCATGACACGGTGATCGTAGACGACACCAACCTGAACAACCGCTTCATGGGTCAGTGGTATCGCTTCGCTGAACTGAACGGTCTCACCGTCGAGTTCAAGGACTTCGAGGTTCCCCTGGAGACGGCTCTGGACTGGGACCGCAACCGGGAATACCCCGTGGGTGAAGCGGTGATCCGGAAGTTCTACGGTCGTACTAAGGACGGCAAGCTCCCCGCTCCACCGACCCGCAAGCACGTCCGTGCAGACCTCGGTGCCGTGACCTTCGAGCAGTACGTCCCGGGAGAATCCCTCCCGTGGGCCTGGGGGTTCGATCTCGACGGCACCCTGGCGCACATCCAGGGTGAGAACCCGCGCAGTCCCTACGACGGTGCTCGTGCGGGAGAGGATGCTGTTGATCCCATCGTTCGAGACATTGCTCTCTCGTTCCAGCGGAACTACTACAAGATCCTGATTGTCTCTGGTCGTAATGAAGACTATCGCCACGTCACTGAAGAGTGGCTGGAGCGCATGGGGATTCACTACCACGATCTGTTCATGCGAGCTTCCGGTGATGACCGTTCCGACAACATCGTGAAGTACGAGATCCTGCGGGATCAGATCGCACCGAAGTATGCCCTGAGGGGCATGGTGGACGACCGAGATCAAGTAGTTGCCATGTGGCGCCAGGTTGGTGTAAAGTGCCTCCAGGCCGAGTACGGCGATTTCTAACAGAAAGGGGTAACAATGAGTATCAAGCTTGAAGAACCGGAGAACAAGAACTACGCCGCTCAGGTGGTGACCATCCATGAGGTACATCCGCTGGATGGAATGGACCGCGTGCAGGGAGCATCCGTACTGGGCCTCCAGGCCATCGTCGGACTTGAAGTGAAGCCGGGTGACCGGGGTATCGTCTTCGGCCCCGAGACGCAGCTTTCCCAGGACTACACCTACTTCAACAACCTCCACCGACACGGGGACCGGAACGTTGACCAGTCCGTGCAGGGCTATCTCGAAGATAACCGCCGAGTCCGTGCGATCAAGCTCCGCGGCCACCGCTCCGACGCGCTGTTCATGCCGCTGGAATCCCTGGACTGGGCCACCCTGGACTACGATCTGCTGCCGGACGGAGCCTACTTCGACAAGATCGGAGACCACCCGATCTGCAACAAGTACGTCGTCCGGCAGCCGAAGGCTCACGACCGGGCTCAGGCCAAGCACGACCGTGCCTTCCGCCGCGTGGACAAGATCTACCTGCCGGAGCATGTCGAGACCGACAACTACTTCTACTACGGCCACGTCATCCCGGACTTCGCGGATGTCGTCGTGACTCAGAAGCTCCACGGGACCAGCGTTCGACTCGCCAACACAGTGGTCAAGCGCAAGCTGACCTGGTTGGAGAAGCTGGCGAAGAAGGTCGGCATCAAGGTCGCGGAGACCGAGTTCGACTTCGTGGCGGGCAGCCGGAAGGTCATCAAGGACCCCAACAACCCGTACCAGAATGACTTCTACGGTACCGACATCTGGACTGAGGCGCTGGGCACGTACAGCTACGCCATCCCGGAGAACTTCATCGTCTACGGGGAACTGGTCGGCTGGGTTGATCCCGGCAAGCCGATCCAGAAGAATTACACCTACGAGCAGGTGGACGACTACGAACTGTACGTCTACCGTGTCACTGTGGTCACGCACAGCGGTCGTCAGGTGGATCTCTCTTGGGATGCCGTGCGGCGATTCACCGACGAGAACGGTCTGAAGCATGTGCCGGAACTGTGGCGCGGTCGCAAGGAGTTCTTCGATCCCGAGAAGTGGCTGGACATTCGGTTCCTGGACACCAACGTGACCCACCGGGACTATCCGGTGCGACTGTCCAACAAGGACACCGTTGACGAGGGCGTGGCGATCCGCTACGATGGTGCGGGTATGCCGCAGTTCTTCAAGGCGAAGTCCCCGATCTTCCTGGCCCATGAGACCAAGCTTCTCGACCGGGGTGAAGTGGACACCGAGACCCAAGGCAATGAACAACCCGAAGAAATTCTGGTCTGATAAGGAGGAAATCCATGACTGCAACGACTGAACCGACCGAGACACCCGAGGTCAAGAAGACCACCACCCGCACTCCGCGGACCCCGAAGGCCCCTGACGCCCCCCAGATCATCAACCTCATCAACAAGATCTCAAACGAGGCTGGTGCCCTGGAGAAGGAGTCCACGGGGGGAGTTCCGTTTCCCTTCCGTGGGATTGACGGGACGATCAACCACCTCACTCCGCACCTGAACAAGCATGGTGTGGTCGTGATCCCGGAGGTGCTGGATAGTGAACTGACGACTCGGCTCATCCCGGGCTCCAACGCGAACGCTCCGCAGCGGGAGATCAAGACCTCCAAGGTCAAGACCGCCTTCCACTTCTATGCACCTGACGGATCGGAAGTGGTCGCCACCACCACGGGCATCGCGGACGACTTCGCGGATCGCTCGGAGGCCCAGGCCCAGTCGGTCGCGTTCCGCGTGGCCCTGCTCCAGACCTTCCACCTACCCACGCAGACCATCGAGCCAGAAGAGCACGGTGAGCGTGTCCAGGCTGAGTTGGCGAACCCGACCGAGACGAAGACCCCGGGCGCCGTCACCGCGGCGAAGAAGACTTCCTCAAAGACACCCTCTCCGGCTCCGACAGAAGAGCCCGCGGGTGGGGAAGACCGTCTGAAGACCGCCCGACGTAACTTGCGAGCCAAGGTGAACGGCGATACCAAGAAGGCTGAAGACATCGGCAACGCCTACTTCAAGACCGAGGACCACCGGGAATGGACATCCAGCGCCCCGAAGATCGAGAAGCTTCTCGCCAACTGGCCTGACGAAGACTGATGGACCCGTCATGGCTGTGGTTGATCGTCCCTAGCTCCATTGCGGTTGGGGTGATCGGTGTTCTCGGTGCCTGGACGATCTGGCTGGGCAAGATCCTAGACAACTGGTGGTGATCTCTTGACTCAACCGGCTCTGGCCGATCCTGAAGTTCAGGCTGAGATCCAGAAGAAGCGGGCTTCGCGGAAGGTCATCTGGAGACCGATCCAGACTTTTCCGAAATATGAGGTCAGTAATACGGGTCTTGTTCGGTCAGGTGTGTCAGGTCATATTCTGAGTCCACACCTAGTCAATGGCTATAAGCGTGTAACCCTCTATCTCGGGGGTAAGAAGAAGCATTTCTTGGTTCATCGTTTGGTCGCTCAGGAATTTATAGGCCGGGAAGATTCAACCCATACAGTAGTCCGGCACTTAGATGGGAACGTAGCCAATAACCACGCCAGTAATCTATCCTGGGGAACCCAGAGCGATAACGTTTTGGACGCGGTGAAGCACGGAACTCACCGCTCGTCATCCAAGACCACTTGCTCTCGGGGTCATTCTCTTTCGGGGAAGAACTTGCAAGTGGTGTCCGGAGCAAGACGTTGCCGTGAATGCGCGAACCGCCGTAACCGTGAGTATCGTGAACACAGAAAGGGTACAGAATGACACAGCCAGCATTAGCAGACCCGAGTGTTCAAGATGAAATTCAGAAGAAACGCGCGTCCAGAAAAGTTGTGCAGTATTTTGATGCCAAGGCCAATGACGGGCGCCGCTACATGCACCCACATCGTCCCGATCCACGGGACGGCTCGGACTTCTACTACGTCTACTCGGTCACCAATGCGCTGAGTGTTCTGGACAAGCCCGGGCTCCGACAGTGGGCCGTGGATCAGACCGCGGCTTACTATGCGGCTAACCCGGAGGCGTCATTCACCCGCACCGAGGCGAGTGCGTTCAACTTCGGACGCTGGGCTCACAAGTATCAGCTTGACGCTGCTGCTTACGTTGGGGATCGGATTCACAACTACGCTGAGTCCACGATGGACTGGGCGGTGGAAGCCCCGGATCTGGAGACGGAGGAAGAACTCCAGATGGCGGAGCGGTGGCACGAGCTACTGGACGAGCACTGGGTCAACCCCATTTTCACCGAGGCTACGGTCTGGAACGATGTCCACCACTACGCCGGGACTTTCGACCTTCTCGCTGAGTTGGACGGAACCCTGACGCTGATCGACAACAAGACCAGCCGGAACCTCTGGACCGAGCACCTTGCTCAGTTGATCGCTCTGGGCAATGCCACCTCACTGCTCATCCCCCGAGGTCCAAACGAGTGGGAGGAAGTCGAGATGCCCCGCGTGGACAACTTTGCGATCTTCCACATTCGTCCCGACGACTTCAACAACAAGGGCGACTTCGTACCGTCCTACCAGGAAGTCATCAAGTTCACTCGGGAAGAACTGGAGCCGTACTTCGAACTCTTCCTGAGTGCGCTGGGCGTCAAGACCGCTTCGGATTCCGTGAAGAAGCACTTCGAGACGATCAAGAAGGGCCTGCATGTGGCCCACGTCGATGACGAGAACAAACTCCCGAAGGAGGAACAGCCGTGGTAGAACACAATGTTCTGTATATTGTTCCGAACGTGGAGAACTTTATGGCTCCAACCCTGAAGGAACTGAAAACTGCCCAGATCATCGGAGTGAAGACCGAGTTCCTAACTCAGTACGAACAGGACAACACTCTTTCGTACTATGACGACGCTCGAACCCTGTCACGGACATACCTCTCGGGCATCGAGATTCACCCCCAGTTGACGGGGAACACTTTCGAGACGATCTCGGAAGAGAACCTGCCTTGGGAACTGGACGATGAGGACGAAGAGCCCACCTGGAAGGTTGGAGATTCTGCCACGGTGTATCCCGCGACGAAGACTTCGGGTATCGCAAACTACGACGGGACCTTGACATTCACCTTCGACACCGACTACAATCAAGACGCGTTGCAAGATCTCTTCGGGGACCATCCGGAAACGGGTTACCTCGTCGTGAAACACACCACCGAAAGTAAGGAGGAATCACCCGTGAGCAATCACCCCATCGTCTCTCTTGACTGGGACGACATCCGCCTGGCCTACCCGCAGATCGCTGAGGTCTACGAAGAGGGTCAGGACGGCGCCGACCAGTTCACCAACGACGTTCGCCGGTACGCCGACAACGAGCGTACTCATCAGGCGTGGCACCGGATCAACGATTCGCAGCCCCCGTCTGTGACCATCGACAAGGACGCACTGGTCGAGGCAGCCACCGATCTCGCCACCGCTCTGGGCATCGACATTGATGAACTGGCGGACTGGGAGAAGGCACTGCTGTTCCCCAACCAGGACGACAACAAGGAGGAACCCTTCTAATGAGCAACAGACTCACCATCACGGGTGTGGTCGTCGCAGAGCCCGAACTGGTTCAGGTGACCGACCGCTTCGAGGTGCTGCGGTTCCCGCTGTACGACAACGACCAGCGGAAGAATCGGGACACCGGAGAGTGGGAAGACACCGGAAACGTCACCAAGCTGCGGGTTGAACTGAAGTTCGACCTGAAGGACGAGTGGCAGGATGTGATCCACAAGGGTGATGTTCTGGAGGTCTCCGCGTCGATCACCGAGCGGGAGTACACCCGACAAGATCAGACCACTGGCCGATCCCTGGAGACCACCTACGTCTCCGAGATCAAGCAGATCAAGGCTGCATCCTCAGCCCCGAAGCCCTCTCGGGCACAGGAAGAAGATCCCTGGGGGTAGAATAGATACCTCCACTGGCCTGTGGTGTAAACGGCGAACATGCTCGGCTGTTACCCGAGTGTTCTAGGTTCGAATCCTGGCGGGTCAGCAATGAGAGGCGAGGTGCCACAAGGGGCTCCCGAGTAGCTACCCTCTCAGAAGTCCTAGCCGATGCGAAAGTAGTAACATCGCCCGTGGACCCGGTACGCGCTCCGGATCTCCTAGGGTCGCTAGGCAAGATTTACAACTGAATAACTGCCCTGCTTGTCGGGAAACTCAACCAAACAGGGGTGACCTGCAATCACCCCGACGAGGTGGCTCTGAAACCCCGCGGAGGCTTCTAGGGGGTGGGTTCGATTCCCACCAGGGCAGCTACCCCCGGTCTGTGAGGATGTCCACTCCCTCGCCCGGGGCCTATACGAAACGCAGGGCCGGTTCCTCCGGACGATGAAGAACGTGAGACTACTAGGAGGAACATTGAGCATAGACTACGAAGCCTTTCTCTCCGCTGTGTGGGGAGATCTCGAAGGGAACGTAGTCATCGCTCGGCCCTCGGCGCCGGGTTTGGCTCCGAACATCCACGACTGGTTCTACTATCCGAACGATCTCCCAGAGATGGTGAACCACATCGAGTGGCACAACGACATCGACCTGTACCTGGGGGTCTCCACCTACGGGGAAGAACTCAACGAGCGGGGCACCCGGGCCAAGACCAAGGAGAACACTCTCCAGGCTGCGGCGGTGTGGTCGGACGCTGACTCCTTCGATCCCGAGGGCTTCCGCGTCGAACCGTCGATCATCGTTCACACCTCCGAAGGGCACACCCATTGCTGGTGGCTTCTCGATGAGGTCGTTGACGCCGATGACGCCGCCCACGTCTCGGACCTGATTGCCCACGCCCACCGCGGAGAAGGTGCGGACTGGACCGGCTCTTCCGCCAAGATCCTTCGCATCCCGGGCACCACGAACAACAAGTACGGTCAGGCCCAAGATGTCACCGTGGACTACGGGGGCACACTGTACTCCCTGGACGAGATCGAAGACGCGTACTCGGACATCGACATCCGAGCCACCACCTCTGAGCCGGGAGATTTCGTTGACCCGCTGGAGGAAGTGGAGTCGGCGCTGGATCTGATCGAGCAAATCCCAGAACATCGCACCGACATCCGGGAACTCCTTTACCACGAACCCCCCGAGGGCAAGCGGTCGGAGATGCGGCACAAGCTCCTGCGAGAACTGATCGAGTTGAACCAGTTCACGGGAATGCAGGTGGCGGCTATCGCCTGGGTCGCCAAGTGCTCGTCCAAGTGGGTCCACGATGACCCCCGCGGCTTCGAGGGCATGATCTACGAGGTCAACCGAGCCCACGCCAGGCCGGGCACCCCCGGCACGACACCCCCTTCCGTGCCGCCTAGCCCCGACCCGGTAGTAGATGACTCGATCCGGCCCGAGCGGGTCAACCTGCTGTCGGACAAGGAGCGGAACTCCCTGGGAACCGACGACTGGGTGGAGAAGTACCTCGCCGCGGGCTACAAGCTCCACGGAGAGAGGACCAACGAGCCCTACTACCGCACGGGAGCCATCCTCGTCTTGTCGTCCACCCTGGGGGATCTCGGGTACTTCGACTTCGAGGGGCGCCGGGTGAACACGAACAACTACAACCTGACTATCGGACATTCGACCACGGGGAAGTCTGAGGAAGCGGAACTGGCAGACGAGGTGATCGTGGGGTATTGGAACGGATACTACAACCCGTTCATCGGTGGAAACGCCTCTCCCGCAGGACTAGCCCGAGAGATCATCGAGAATCACAACGGCTCCGCGGCGCTCTACACCTACGACGAGGCGAGCGCGGTCTTCCGAGGCATGAAGAACGCGGACTGGCGAAGTGAACTCTCGGAGTTTTTGCTCAGTGCCTACGACGGCAAGGTGGAGAAGGTCCACAAGGTCTCCAGCCAGGACATCTCCAACGTCGATGTCACGGCCAATCTCTCGTTGCGGTTCCTCACCACCCCGGAGAAGGCGTTCGAGTCCATGACCATTGGCATGTTCAACGACGGTCTGCTCGCCCGATTCATCATCACAGTGGGTAAGCCGAAGGAACGCATTCGCCGGAAGAATCGTGTGCGACACGAGGCGGGGGATGCTCAGTCCATCAAGAGGAATCTGTGGCTGGATCTGGAGAAGTCTCGGAAGGATCTGGTCGGAGGATCAGGGTTCCCGGCATCCAAGCTGGAGTTCACCTTCTCGGATGAGGCTCTGAACCGGCTGGACGAGGCTCTGGACTCTCTGGATGACCGCTTCGAACACGAGGATCGCTATGAAGCCACCCTCTCTCCGATCATCAACCGTCTGACGAACACCGCAAAGAAGACCGCGCTGCTGTTGGCCCTGTACGAGGGTCATCGGGAGGTGCAGCTTCGTCACATGCTGCTGGCCCTACGAGAGGTCGAGATCTGGTTCGGAAACTCGATCTGGCTGCTGCGTATGCTGTCGTCGTCCGAGTTCGCCGCGGACTGTGATCGGCTGGAAGCCTGGATCGCCCGACAGCCGAAGAGCCACGTCCGGAGGGACAAGGTTTATCGCTACCAGAAGGATGCTCTCCCCATGCAGGTGGAAATGCGCTTGACTTCTTTGCGATCCCAGGGGAGAATCAAGGACACCAATGTCGATGGCGTTCCGTACATCGCCATCACACAGAGAGGGGCATGATGACCGAACACTACCCGCACCTGGAAGTCCAGGAGCTTTCTGACGAAAGTGATCTCTTCCTCGTTACCCGAACCGATGGGCGATATGCCTCCATAGATGATTCAGAAGCGGTCCTAGCTGTTCTAGATTTTCTGTTCGAGACCGACCGAGATTACCTGGATGACTACTTCGAACTTCTGATGACATTGCCTGTCGTCTCATATAACCATCTCTATTGGAACGATGACCCGGAGGTGGACGGGGCGGTTTTGTATCGTGACTGGGTGCGTCGAGATGAGACTTTCTACGGAACCCTGATCGGGGAAGCTCAGCCGATTTCGTTGGGGAAAGGCATTCTGCGGTGACTCGCATTCTCGTAACGGGTTCCCGGGACTGGGATGACCCCGAGTTCGTGGACGACTTGATCTGCGATTACTGGAGATGGCACGAGTCCGCTCTCGTAGTGGTGCGGGGTGACTGCCCAACGGGTGCTGACGCCCACGCAGGTCAGGCAGTAATACGCCTCCAGGGTGAGGGCTTCGACGCGACCGAAGAGGTCTACAAGGCTTATTGGGAGCAGTACGGCAAACGCGCCGGGTTTCTCCGCAACAAGGAGATGGTGGACGACGGAGGGGCGGAGGTGTGCCTGGCGTTCATTCGGAATGGTTCTCGTGGTGCTACCATGACCGCGGATTTGGCCGAGAAGTCCGGGATTCCCACTGTGAGATTTGAACGGTGGTCACCACACATTCGCCCGGGCTTGAAGTACGTCCCGGGTGGGACGGTGACTTTCGAATGACGACTGGAGCACGATCCCGTGGCTAAGAAAGTCCTTGTGTTCGACATCGAGAGCTACGGTGCCGAGTTCCTATGGGACATGCCTCCCCGCCAGTTCATGCGGTTGTTCCAGTAGTGTGGTAGGGTGCTTGGATGAACTACAAACGTCAGCCCCGGGCAGGAATGTGCGTACATGCAGACTGTTCTAATGGGCAGTACGCTCGGGGTCGTTGCAAATACCACTACAACTTAGATAGAGAACACGGTCTTTTTGGACACCCGACGTGCCCTGAAGATGGATGCGACCGTGCTGCGACAGTATCGGGGCGATGCCGACTTCATCACGAGAGATTCATAGGCGGTCGAGAAATGGGGGCACCCTTGCGGAAAACGGATTCCGACGGCTGGGGGTCTTGGTACGTTGAAAAGTCCTCGGGGTATGTTCAGCGAGCACGCAGGGGGGTGGGTCGGAAATCCCACGAGAGGCAATATCAGCACCGTGTCGTTATGGCGGAACATATTGGTCGCCCCCTGACAAGAGAAGAAACTGTTCACCATGTCAATGGGGATCGCTCGGATAACAGATTGGAGAACTTGGAGTTGTGGAGTAGTTCACAACCAGCGGGACAGCGGGTTGCGGACAAAGTAGCTTGGGCTCGGGAGATTCTATCTCGTTACGGAGAGTCAGATGTCTAAAAAGAAGGTTCTAGTTTTTGACCTGGAAACCTACGGAGCAGAGTTTATTTGGGATATGCCCTCCAGGTCCTTTGTTCGCCTCATGCAGTACGCCTGGGGCTCCGATGGCGAGGTCCATCTGACCACGGACTACGACGAGGCTATGGATCTGCTGCTCCAGGCCGACCGCTGGATTGGACATAACATTATTAGTTACGACCTTCCGGCTATGTTCGGCAAGGAGTCCACGGTGCCGCTGGAGGCTGCCCAGGCGGGCAAGGTCTTCGACACGATGGTTCATGCCAGTCTGGTGTACCCGCCGCCGTCCGTCTTCACGACTCGGGAGGGGCACACCCACTATGACGGGTCGAGCCCGGGCAAGGCAAAGAAGTGGCTGGCTCTGGATAACCTGTGCTTCCAGTTGGGACTCTCCGGTAAGGTGGCTGATCTGAAGAAGCTCGCTGCTCAGTACAGGGTAGACCGGGATGACCCGGAGCAGATGGAAGAACTTCTCAACATCTACGATGCCTGGTCGGAAGACGAACTCCCCCCGTGGGCCTTCGACCCGTATGGGCGCATCCCCCTGGGAGACCCGGACTTCCTGGAGTACGCCGAACAGGATGTGGTTGCTGAGCAGGAACTCACTGTCGAACTGACGAAGCAAACCCCCCTGACTGACTACCACTGGCGGGAACAACTGGTCGTCTCAATCAACGCACAGATCACTCGCAACGGATTCACCGTGGACACCGCAGCGGCTCAGGAGCGAGTAGAAGAACTTGCTATCCGGCGCCAAGAGATCATGGACGAGATCGGGCAGAAGTATGAACTGCCCACGGAGGGGAAGAGCCCCTGGGCGACCAACGCGGGCAAGGAAGTCATCTTTGCGGTCCTCGCAGAGCACGGCATCACACCGGAGAACACCCCCTCGTGGCCCAAGACCGACACCAACAATCCCTCCCTGGGTGGGGAAGCTCTTATCCAGATCACCGAGGGTACCGGCGCCGCGGAGTTCGCTCAGGCTCTCGCGGAGTTGAAGGGCCAGCGATCCCTCGCTCAACTCGCCCTGGACTCCACGCACAGTGACGGTAAGGCTCACCCGGACATCACCACCTTCCAGCGATCCGGTCGCACCAGTGTCACCAAGCCGGGCCTCACCGTCTGGACAGACAAGGGTGATAACCGGGTGGAGAAGCGGTACTTCGTGGCCTCCCCGGGGCGGAAGATCGTGGAGTTCGACTACAGCCAGGCGGACGCCCGGGTGGTCGCGGCATACTCAGGTGATTGGGAGTTCGCCAAGCGGTTCGAACCCGGTGCCGACGCCCATGACATCTCCGGTCGAGTCTTCTTCGGAGATAAGTACGACCGAGAAGAGCACCGGCAGATCGCCAAGGCAGCCAACCATGCTCTCGGATACCGGGTCGGAAAGAAGAAGCTCGCCACGGTGATCGGAACCACGGAAGAAGTCGCTGGCAAGTTCATTCGTGCTTACCAGAACGAGTATCCGCACGTTTACTCCTGGCAGGAGGATGCCACCCGGCGCGGGGAGAGCGGATGGATCACGAACGACTGGGGCCGCAAGATGCGAGTGGACAAGGACCGCTCGTTTACGCAGTCCTCGGCGCTGCTGGGTCAGTCCGGCACCCGGGAGATCATGTACGACGGGATGATCCGGATGCTGAACCAAGCTCCACGCCTTTTGACCTGGATCGTCGCCCCGGTGCATGACGCCCTCGTGTTCGACATTCCCGAGGACGAATTGGAGTGGACTCTCCTGACTATTCAAGAGTGCATGGAGCAGATGTTCAAGCCCAAGGACGCCCGGGGTCAGGAGATCTTCTTCTCCGTGGACCACGGCCACCCGGCAGATAACTGGGAGGAAGCCGGACACTAAGCCTTGACGTGAGGCTGTGGGATGGTTAGACTGTCCCGGTACAACGAGAGAAAGGGGTTACACAGGAATGCTTTGGGTTGCAATAATTCTCACCCTGCTGGTTCTGTTCATCGGAGCGGTTTGGGTGGCAATTTCTTGGGAGTTGGACTGGCTTCTGGGGATACTGGGCTGGTTCTTGGGGTTGACTGCCTCAGCAGCGGCCATCACGGGTGTCGTTGTGGTCTGGATGGCAGCAGTGGGGGCTCTCTGATGACCACGATTGCGATGGTAGAGCACCCCGACAAGGTAGAGATCGCCTGGGACAGCTTCATCACTTACCATACGGTAGAGGAACTGAACCAGGAATCCCACAGCAAGGTCTTCGAGAACTCCACCGTGGTGTTCGGAGTCTGTGGTCTTCTTCGGGTGCTCCAGGTGTTCGAATTTATGAGCATCCCCAAGCGCAAGAAGAACACAGACGGGCGGACCTACCTGGCGAAGAAGCTTGTCCCCGCGATGAAGTCCGCCTTGAAAGAAGCCTACGATCACGAGAAGTCCATCGACAGCACTTGGGAAGCCCTGGTCATCGTTGATGGAAGTGTCTACAACGTCGCCAGTGACTTTTCCTGGCTCCGGATGGAGAGCGATTTCTACGCCATCGGGTCTGGTCAGCGCATTGCCCGGGGGTACTACGAGGGCACCAAGGACCTGAAGGGTTCCCTGGAAGCCGCTGCGAAGTGGGACCCCCACACAGGCGGAACCATCCACTACCTCGAAGCCGAGAAGGCCGTCGCATGAGCGTCAAATTCGAGACCCGCATCGGCCCAGGCTTCTGGACCCACCCCACCTTCGAGGGAATGCACTTCCCTGCGGGGGAGGCGCACGTCAAGGTCATCAACGAGAATGACCACAAGGGCGAACTGACCGAGGTAGCCACACTAAAAGGGGCGGATGGCAACGACCTGATGCTTCTTGCTGCTTGGGCCGATGCAGTTTGGGCTCGCGGTGGTCGCTCCGTGCTCATCGCTCCGTACCTGCCCGGTGCCCGGCAGGATAAAGACCTGGACTCGACTGCTTACCGAGACTTTTTTGACGGGTTGACGCTGGAGCAGATCATCGTCTTCGACCCGCACTCACAGGCCGCAGTGAACTACTACTGGAATCCCAAATTGACGGTGCTACACAGCGCACCTATCGTCCGTAAGATCGTGGGCCGGGTGGACAGCGACGAGAAGGCTCCGAACTACCACGGTCTGATCTGTCCCGACGAGGGTGCCATCGAGCGTACCAAGAGGATCGCCTCCGCTGTTCACCTGCCGATCTACTACGCCCGCAAGAAGCGGAACCCCGACACGGGCAAGCTCTCAGGCTTCGAGTGCGACCCGCTGCCCGACACCGGAAAGTTTCTCGTGGTCGATGACATCTGTGATGGCGGTGGCACCTTCCGCGGACTTGCTGAGGTCACCGGCCTGCCGAAGGAGCGCCTGGGTCTGTATGTCAGCCACGGGGTCTTCAGCGGATTGGCCCCCAACCTGTTCGATGATTTCGGACACATCTACACGACCAATTCCTATCCCGCTCAGTGGAACTTGAATCCTCCAGCCAACCTTTTCACCGAATTCGACATCGACCCACTACTGAAGGAGGCCATTCAATGATTGCACCCACCGTCACCGCTCCACTGTTCGAGACCGACGCTTATAAACTCGGCCACAAGGACCAGTACCCCGAGGGGACTGAGTACGTCTACTCCAACTTCACCAACCGCGGTTCCCGGCTGCCGGAGGTGACCAGCGTGGTCCACTTCGGGCTCCAGGCGTTCATCGAACGATACTGTATGGAAGCCTTCGAGCCGTTCTTCGAAGCTGACGAGGACTTCGTGGCTCAGGAGTACGAGGACGTAGTGACCTCCATCCTCGGACCCAACAACATCGGCTCCGACCACATCCGGGCTCTGCATCGCAAGGGCTACCTGCCGTTGAAGTTCTGTGCCGTGCCCGAGGGCACGCTGGTGCCGCTGCGAGTTCCGTCATTCACCGTGGAGAATACCGATCCCGAGTTCTTCTGGCTGACCAACTACATCGAGACCGTGCTGTCGGCCTCCGTGTGGCACCCCAGCACCACGGCGACCATCGCTCACGAGTATCGGCTTCTGCTAGATGCCTGGGCGGAGAAGACGGGCGGAGATCCGCTGTTCGTACCCTGGCAGGGCCACGACTTCTCATATCGGGGGCTCCCGGGGACCGACGCGGCAGCCGCCTCCGGCGCCGGGCACCTGCTGTCGTTCAACGGCAGTGACTCCCTGGCTTCTTTGGCGTGGATCGACGGCTATTACGGATCATGGCGTGGTGACCCGATCCTCGGTAGCGTTCCAGCCACGGAGCACTCCGTCATGTGCGCGGGTGGTATGGACGACGAGCTTGGCACCTACGAGCGTCTGCTGAACACCTACCCCAGCGGCATCGTCTCCATCGTGAGCGACACCTGGGACCTCTGGCGCGTGCTCACAGAGCACCTGCCCACGCTGAAGGACAAGATCCTCGCCCGCGACGGCAAGGTGGTCATCCGCCCCGACTCCGGCAACCCCGTGGACATCTTGACTGGGACTGTCTCCTTCGAGGGTAGCGGGCACGGTGAAGAATGGTACGCGGGTTGGTCCAAGAACGAGGGCGCAACCTCTGCCGAAATCGGCGTCGTGGAACTGCTCTGGAACACCTTCGGCGGCACGGTGAACGAGAAGGGCTACAAGGTTCTGGACTCGCACATCGGCACCATCTACGGCGACTCGATCACCCTGGAGCGCGCCGACGAGATCTGCCGCCGCCTGGAGGCCAAGGGCTTCGCGTCCACCAACGTGGTCTTCGGCATCGGCTCGTACACCTACCAGTACGTCACCCGAGACACCTTCGGCTCCGCGATCAAGGCCACCTGGGTCCAGATCAACGGCGAGGGCAAGGCCATCCAGAAGTCTCCGGTCACTGACTCGGGCCTGAAGAAGTCCGCCACGGGGCGGCTGGCTGTGATCGAGAAGGACGGTGTGCTCACACTGGTGGAGAATGCGACTCCGTATGACGAACTGGAGAGTGAACTCCGCACCACCTGGGTGGATGGACACTTCACGATTCATCAGAGCTTCGACAGCGTGCGCGATGTCCTGGCGGATTCCGGCGTGAAGCTGGTGCTGCCGTGAGCGCCATCGCTCTCATCCGGACGGAGACCGGAAGCGTCTACTGGTTCGATCCCACGGAGATGACCCTGACCCGAGTGGTTGTCGGCGCCAAAGCGAATGATCTTCGCCGAGATGGGGAAGCTCTGAAGGTTCGTGGTGTCAGTGAACTCCGGGTCGGGAAGTCCGCGGTGTTCACCCTGGAGCCTTTGGGCGAGGGGGATGTCACAGTGAGAACCACAAGCCCCGTTGTCTCTATCGTGAAGGTGGTGATCGGATCGTGAGCGAGCTATTCGGTCTGGGTGGACTCGCCCGGGCAGGCAAGGACACGGTGGCGGATTACCTCGTGTCCGGGTACGGCTTTGTCAAGATCGGCATGAGTGACCCGCTGTGGGACGTGCTCCTGACTCTTGACCCCGTGGTGGAGTTCGTCTATACCGGGCTCGAACACGTCACCCCCGAACGCAGAGTCTCGGACATCTTGGATATGCTGAACGACGACCGCACGGAAGCTAAGTCTCAGTTCCCCGAGATCCGCAGGCTGCTCCAGGTTCTCGGAACGGAGGTGGGCCGAGCTATTGACGAAGATCTCTGGGTGAACTTGATGCTCGACAAGGTGACGGAGACCATGAACCGAGGCTCTAGTGTCGTGGTCACCGGGATTCGGTTTCCCAACGAACTGGAGGCTATCGGGGCGGCGGGAGGATGGACTGTCTGGGTAGAGCGGGCTGCGGAAGGAGTCGGCGCCGGTAACCATGCCAGTGAAACCTCCGTCGAGGACGCAGATTTCGAAATCCTCATCGAGAACAACGGAACACTCGGGGCTCTCTACCATCAGGTAGACCGTTTCCTGGGGGAGGCGAGTATCCGATGACCGCTCCAAAGGGTCTGTTCATGCAGACGTTCACCGGGCCGGGGACTCGGAGCCTGATGAGCTTGAAGACTGTGATGTCTGCGGCTCGGTTGTGAGGATGCTGTGAACGACATCGTCCTGAAGACGATCCACGGCAGCCACCTGTATGGCACTGCGAACGAAAACAGCGACCGGGACAACTACATTGTCTACCGATCTCGGATGAAGCCCGTGCAGACCATCTCCAGCGACGGGCAAGACCGCTTGGAGATCGGCTGGCCCAACTTCGTAGAACAGTGCAACCGCGGTGTACCGCAGGCATTGGAGGCCATGTTCTCCCCGAAGGCGACCATTGACGCCTACCCGGAGTTCCGGGCTCACTACTTCGCGGGCGGCGCCGACGTGTTCGACCTCTTTCAGCGAAAGATCAAGTCGTTCTTCCTAGATGAGCGTGATCCGGTCAGGTACAAGAAGCATTCGATCCGCCTCGCCCTGGAGTTGCGAGATCTGCGCTCTTGGGGTAGATTCAATCCTGTGCTGACCCCGGAACGACTGACCACGATCAACTACATCATGCACACCCCGGGCCTGACCCTGGAAGGTGTCTACGACCTGGCAACCCCCAGCATGTTCGAGAAGGAGCAAACGGACTGATGAGTTTCCTCGTATCCATCGACCCCGGTGACCGCGGTGGAGACACCGGCATTGTCATCCTGGAGTACCAGTTCAACCAGGCCGCGGAACTCTACGTCGATTTCACCGTCCCCGGGGGAACCGAGAACTTCTCCTACTGGTTGGAAGAGAACGCTGCCTCCACCGTGGAGTGGGCTCACATCGCCACCGTGATCGTTGAGGACTTCGAGCCTCGCCTTGGAACCCCCGTGAAGTCCTACGAGCCCGCTCAGATCGTCGGAATCTGCCGGTACCTGTGGAACGCCACCCCGGTCACCCCCTCGGGACGGAAGACCGCCGTACCCGACAAGGTTCTGGACCGACTTGGGCTGTACGACTTCCCCGGCGATCACCACGGAGACCGGCGCGAAGCTGCCCGGCACGCGGTTCGCTGGCTGAAGGATAACAACCACGCCCCCACAATGCAGAAGGGTTGGCCCGATGAGTAGGAGGAATCATGGTGTGCGAGAAGACCGGCAAGAAGTCATACTCGTCCATAGCTGCGGCTCGGAAGGATCAAATGCACCACGGACGCCGGATGCGTTTCTACCGTTGTCCGCATAACCCCAACCATTTCCACGCCACCAAAGAGTTCGACAAACTCAGATAGAATAGAGCAACCATGCAACTAGATGATGAACAGATCACCGATCTCGCTATTGATCTCGTGAACGACCTGCTGGACGATCTGGTAGATCTCTCCATGATGACAGTGGACGAATTTCTGATCGACAACACCGATCACGACTACGATCAGGACGATCTCGATGAGGTCCACGATACCGCGGTGGAATACCTCCGCAATATCCAGAAGTACTGGCCGGAGGCCATGGCGTGAGCGCCCCCGCATCGGAGTTGCTGGACAACCCGGATTATGTGTCTGATCTGAAGAACGACGACCTCTCCAGTCGCCAAATCGCTGACCGATGGGGCACCGGCAAGTCCACGGTGAACGATCACCGCAAGAATCTGGGTACGTCCCGGCCCCAGAACGAGAACTCCCCGACCAGCGATTCAGAGACGCATCGCCCGGACGGGTCTGCTGACTACGTTCTCTCCAGTGACCGAGCCTGGGGTTTCAAGGACTTCCGCGAGTTCATCCGCTCCAAGGGTCAGGACCCCGATCAAGTCACCTTCACCTGGGGTGTCACCACCAACCCCACGGGCGGGTTCTGGAACAAGCTCAACAACGTCAAGCCGATCCCCAGCAGCGACAAGGTGCTCCAGGATCTCTCTGACATTCGGGACATCATCGAGGACTATACCCCCAGAAAGGCCGTGTACGCCGATCTGAGCGACTTTTCTAAGGTCAATGGACTCTCGGACCTCCAACTGGGTAAAACGGACGACCTGGGCGGCACAGAGACCACCGTGACCCATGTACTGCGTGCGCTGGACTGCGAGTTGGAAGATATCGACCGCCGCAAGCCCAAGCAGGCGGTCATCGTGGACGCCGGAGACCTGATCGAGAACTTCTACAACACCTCCAGCCAGCGACAGACCAACGACATGCCTCTGACCGAGCAGATTCGCACCGCCCGGGTGCTTCTGGCCCGGTACATCAAGGAGGTCGCCCAGATCTGCCCGAACGTGGCATTCATCACGGTTCCGTCGAATCACTCAATGGTCCGCGTGGACAAGAAGAGCCCGGCCTCCCACCCGAACGACGACCACGGCATCGACATCAACCATGCACTTGAAGAGGCGTTCGCTGCGTCAGGCCGATTCCCGTTCGTGCAGTTCATCCGCCCCGCTACTCAGTGGGACGAGAGTGTGGGCTTCGAGACCGCGGACGGAACCAAGCTCGGTGTGGTCCACGGGCATCAGTTCTCCAGCCCCGAGAAAGCCGCTCAGTGGTGGCAGGGGCAGGACCACGGGCGCCAGGCTACCTCAGATGCCGATATTCTGTTGCACGGTCACTACCACACCACGGGACTTCGGCAGTCCGGCAACGCTCGCTGGATCATCAACCTGCCGTCCAGTGATGTGGGTTCGGCCTGGTTCCGCAACCTCACGGGAGAGACTTCCAAGCGCGGTGTTCTGACGTTCGATGTCAGCCACGGTATGTGGGCGAACCTGGATATCCGCTAGAATCCAATAGCTCAGTGCCGCCCAAAGTCGCGTGGTGTCTGTCACATTAGTTCCCACTTGGAACCTTTTCTGGCATCCCCGGCAGGATTCAGTCCTTCAGACCCCGAGCCCGACGCTCTCGCTTCAGAAGCTTTAGATACTGGTTCTTCTTCAGCCGACAAGGTTCGCATTTGCAACCACGCTTGCCACAAACCCCCCCACCGTGGGGAACACCAAGCTCTTGGCCGGTCTTCATTTGGTGACAATCTGCACAGAGAACCTGACACTTCGCTAACTCTGCGTCACGCACCTCTTTGCGGCGAGTCCAGAGACGACCTACTTGAATTTCCTTCTGTGTTCGGTCAACATGGTCTACCTCCAAGTCCTTTACGGACCCGCAGATGACACACTTTCCACCTTGGGATTCGATCCAATCAGATCTACGCTTAGCATAGTATGTCCGCATGTAAGCAGCGTGACGCTCTTTATCTTGCATGTGAACATGGTAGCACAGTCTCTCTGAATGTGCCGTTACCCCACGGAGATATTTGCTCAGCCCAGCAGCATGACGGATATAGTCGCCTACGCGACCAATTGCGACAACCGATCTGGCCGGAAGCCACTCCAGTGGTCCTCCCCCACTTCCACGACAGGTACAGCCAGATAGCCCAGTTCCTTGATGTGTATTAGAGCCTCGTCGCTCTCGGTCACATCAACCTCTTGGTACTCGATCCCGCGTTGGTCAAGGTATCGCTTCGACATCTTGCACTGGACGCAATCGGGCTTGGAGTAGACAGTAGGCACAGAGGTATCCTTCGATTAGAGTGGTGTTGACAGAAAAAGTTATACGCCGAGCAGCGTAGCCGACCAGAAGATAGTCGAAGAGATGGCGCCGCCGCTGGTCTGTCGTAGATCCACGGAAACGGTATCACCGGCAGTAAGATACCAATTCGCGGTTACAGTTTGCGGTTGTCCCACCGTTGACGAGAAAGCACCGGAAGCCCCAAAGAAGATCCCTTGGGAAACAGCGCCATAGGCTGAATTAGAGGTTTGAAGACCGATCCGGCGACCAGTACCGGAGGCAGAGCCTCCCCAGGCAATCGAAGCATTGAAGAGCCAGTTACCCGTTTCCAGCACAGTGGCAACACCACCTGAAAAACTGATTTCGGGTGTACTAACGATAGAGGACCAAGACCCGACCACCTGGGGCACAGTAGCACTGTCGGGGACGTTGACCCCCGAATTACCCCGAGCCCAGTACGGTTGCTTATTGCGATACATGGACCACGCGGAGCCATTGTAATATCGCAGCAGATTGTCCGCCTTGATGAACGCAAGATCCCCCTGGTTCAGCTTAGTCGGATTAGCGGTAGTCCAGTTGTCCATGTCTGTCGTGGTATCGAAGACATGATCTCGGGACACGCCCATGCGATCCAAGAACGCCGCCTGAACGCTGGCAGCCATATCGCCCAATTCAGAGTCAAGGGCGCCCGTGGCGTCATCGTCCGGGCTGTAAATGCTATCAGGTGAGGTAGTTGCCATGTGTCTTACGGTCCTCCGAGAGCGATAGTGATGAGAGAATGGCCCGAAGTGCCGTATCCAGTAGTATAGTCGATGTTCTCGGGAGTTCCCGAAGTCTGATAATGCAAGATCCGGCGAGTCCGGAAAGTGTAGCTGTGGTATGCCTGTAGCGCCAGAGGTTGATTATGGTCGATCACCACGAACTGATCTACCCCTGCAACAGCAGACCCCGCGGTGGCGAACCCACCGATATAGTCGTCTCGGTAGAACGTACTCGTGGACGTGTAGTTGTCGATGACTTCCAAAGCGAGGCCCACCCCGATTTGACTGTTCGCGTTCAACGTTCCATCCGTGGGCTTGACACGCCCCACCATACCCCAGGCTGCAAACACTCCCCCCGTGCTGGCCGTGTTCAAGGTGATCGTCGCGTCGTAGGTGCTGCTGTAAGTTGCTAGAGTGTAGTTTCGCTGAACACTAGAGGTGAGGGTGAACGTGGGGGTAGATGCGGCTGCTTCCTTGTTCAGCAGAAAGTTGACGATGGATGTCAACTGGTCCTGCTGAGTCTCCAGGATTGTTTGCTTCTCCCGTAGAACGTTGATGAGACCACTCTGTCCCAAATCGGTAGCCGCCTGGTTCACCTGAAGTCGAGATAGGTCTTCACGCTGCTTGATCTGCTGGCGCTGCATGATGTCAGCCCAGGGCCGCACCTCTCGATCAACGTTCGACGGCGGATAGACGATGGGGTAATCAGAACTCATAGACGCTCTATTCTATCTCATCCCCGATAGTGAGGGGACGGAGAGACTGGTCCAGGAAACGGCGCCCGCCCATAGCCAGGTAGTAGTCCGCGAAGGTGGGGTACTTGTTCACGATGTCGGTGATGGAAGCGTAGCCCCGAGCTTCCACGGAAACTCCGGTAGCAGTGTAGGTCACTTCCGTGGCCCGATAGATCTCCCCCTTGTAAAGGAACCGCTGTCCCACGACGAGACCGTACTCCAGGGGCATTGTGTTCTTCGGGATGAAGAACGAGAACGAGACACTGGCGCCGCCGTAGAGTTCCGCGGTGAACGCCCCGGCCTCCCACACCATAGCAGCGTTGGCGAGGAACTGGTTATCCACCGTGATACCCACCCGGGACTCCGTGTTGGTCGATCCCGTGTTGATCGTGTACGTCTCCGGCCAGGTGATGATTCCCGATCCGACCACGTACATACCGGCATAGCTGTTGGACGAGCCCGAGGACTCCTGCCCCACGGTCCAGGTAGTTCCCGTCTTGGTTCCGATCTTCGGCCCAGTGTAGATGAGCACGAGGTCGAACGGTGTCAGATCCCGACCGTAGGTGCTGTCTGTCACGAGATCATCGTCCTGATAGTCCGTCCAGAGCCGGATCTCCAGTCCACCCCCCGCGGTGGAGAATGCTCCCGCCTGGGGTGCTCCAGAGGTTTCGTTGTAGACCACCGCAGAGGACTGAGATCCCGTAAACGGATAGGGCAGAGAGTTCACGAAGGTCGGTTGAGTGACGCTTTCCCAAGCCACATTGGTCTTGACCACGTTGATGATCCTCTGACCGTTCTCGATGGTCTGAGAGGCGTTCAAGTTATGCTTGACATCCGTGGACCCCGGCGCAGGGGTGATCTTCTGGTTGATGATCTCCACCGCGACCGATTGTGAGTCGATGTTGGGCGTCAGGATCGGAGCCTGAATCAGACCGAGCCCCACGTCGATGGGGTCCAGGCCAAACGGCTGGAGGTAGATCTTCCCACCACGGATCGAAGCCTGCACACTGTAGGCAGCACACAGTTCCTTGATCTTGTTCCATACACTATCCCGCCAGCCGTAAGCCCCCTCCACCTGAATGGGGTCCATCACCTGGTCGTCCACTTCGATGTCGGGGATGCAGATGCGGGCATATTCCTGGATCAGATCAGGCAGAGCCGTGTCGAAGTAGTTGGGGGCACGCCGCACCGCGGAGAGCTTCTGGATGATGGAGTCCGCGGTGAATCGGGTAGCCAGGTTCGTCGGGTTGACGGAGTTGATCGTGCCCTGCCAGCCGCCCGCGGCGTCGTCACCGTAGTCGGTGTCCCGAATCTCAATATCGGTTCCCAGCAGGAAAGCATCATCGAACTTCGAGTCCGGGATGCTGTAGGAAGCAGAGCCCAGACCACCAGAGCTATCCCCAGGAGACATCGGAGTAGCGGACTCGGTGATCGAAGCGTCAGATTCCAGACCCAGTTCCGAGCCACGGAGGTCCGGCAGGATTCGGGTCGTCACTGATATTCTCGCACTTCTCGCAGGGTGGCAGTCATACCCAGCAGTCTATCAGCCGCGGTCGTCGCTCCACCGTACACAGTGGACATGGGCGGGGCGCCCACGAAACGCAGCCCCATGTGGCCCTGTCCATCCACGGGAGCCCCGGTATAGTGACCCTCCAAATTCGCGACCATGTCGAAAAGGGTGACCGTTCCGATACCGTTCAGAAAGATCTCCACGTAGGCAATGGGTGCCCCCGAGAAGGTTGCGTTGGTCCTGGTTGCGCCGTGGGGGTCCAGGAGGGTTAGATCGGTGTCCTCGGTGGTTCCGTCTCGATTGTAGGCGCGCACCGTGACCTTGCCGGTTCCTGTTGCTGAGCCGGTCGCTCCGACGTACAGGGTCTCATCCGGGGGAATGAGCAAGACATGTTTGTAGTATGCCTCATCGGGCTCGCCAGCTACGGTGTAAGTAGCTCCTAGGATGTTTGAAGTAATCCCGATACCCGCGAGAATTTCCGGTGCCCAGGAAATGCTAGTGCTAGCGTTATCAGCGCCGGTCCACTCAGACAGTAGGCTATGCCCATCGAAGTACCCGCCCGTGTAGGGATGATCTGCGTCGGGTACTTCGACCGTGTACAGATCATTCCACCAGGAGTGTCCTCCACCGATACGATTGCCGACCTGGAGTATCCTTTGTGACCATAAGGCGCTGATCGTGTCTGACGTGATTTCCAACAAAGTCGTGCCTGGCGCGTTCGCAGCCTGATTGCTGAATCTTGACTCATTGCCAGCCTTGGGGAATTGAACACGACGAGCGTTAGAACTGAGCGTCCCCGTCTGTGCAGCCTCCAGGGTGATACTGATACCCACGGTGTAAACCTTATTGGAGTTGAGTCCGTTATGGCCGCCGAAGCTTTGACCTCGCACATAAATCGCTGCACTGGAGGCATTGGTCGGAATCACGCGAGCCGAATATGTTCCGGAAAGCACATTTCGGACAGACCGGATAGCCACGCAGTTTGTCAGGACGCTGGTCGGCCAGAAGTCCACGGCATAACCGCGTACACGGCTTGTGCTCGCGCCTACCGTGCCAGACCAGTCCAGGGTGAAGTCGGGGTCGTCCCATTCGGACCAATATTCTGTCAGTACCGACCCAATGTTTGCCTGGAATCCTGCAACATCTAAAGTCGATCCTATGCTTGGATGAGCACCGGCTCCACTAGAGGTCCTATAGTAACGGATTGTCGCCCATACAGCAGTAGCGGGGACAGCAGTAGTAAGGATTCTTCGCTCAAGGGAGTTCGCGGCTTGTGCAGCATTTGCCCCGTAAACTGTAGACCCCACTATCACGTCGCTGTTGTCATAGAAGGTCACCCCGAGGGCAGTGATCGTTGACCAGGAAGGCTGCCCATATCCCGAGAATGTATACGTTTCCAGCGGGATCACTGGAATGCGGTTGCCTGTTCCGTCCGCCGCAGATGCCCCGTAATTCGAATCACTGGGGGCCGTGGTCCAGGTGACGCGATAGAAGTTCGGGAACTTACCAAGACCCGTAGTTTGGCGTGCACCGTTAGCAGCACCACTGGTTCCGGGGGTGGCGGAGTACCCCGTTGCGTCAGCGGAGAGTTTATGATTCGGGACCTTGTTGAATGCGGGGGTAACCGTGCGCTCACCAGAGAAATAGTTCAACAGCGCATAAGGTGTGACCATGAAGCCGGAGGCATCCAGCGTGGCCCCAGCAGGCTTTACCCCTGCTGATCCGTCCCGGAAATGTACCTTGACCGCTACCGCTGTGGCCGGAGCCGCAATAACGAGAACCCTACGTTCGACTTCTCCTTGAGCATGAGGTGTAGGAGTCTCGAACGCAAAGCTCCCAACCGTAGATCCGCCTGCATTGTAGAAGGTGGCACCTATAGAGGTTTCCGCCCCAGCATAGGAGGGTCGGCCATAAGCGGATAGGTAATAAGTGGTTGCGGCCGTTACGGCTGCTCTGGCCGAGTTGTTGGACTCGCCACGAATAATATTGATAGCACCAGTTGCATCCGATGTGACGGTTGCCCGACCGAAGTTAGGGAAGTCGCCCATTCCGGAGGTTTCACGGGTAAGCGTAACTGAGCCAGAAGCTACGCTAGTCCCCCAGTTTGAGACGCTACTCGTGGCTTCCGGGTTTAGGTCGAGATTAGTGTGGACGGTTGTTAATGATCCGGCTGTCTCGCCGGAAGGGTTTGTGGCGAGGTTGGTCACCGACTGGGTTTCCTCGTCCGCCTGGTACTCCCCGGTACCGAGGGGATAGATCGGAAGCCAGTCACCGAGAGTAGTCAGGTAGGGGTCCGCCCAGTTGGGAGCGAAGAGGTTGCTGGCATACGGGTCATTGAAGTAGACGCAGCCCTTCCCCCACTTGCCCTGCTGGAAGTTCCGGATGCGCTGGAGTTCCGCGGAGGTACCCATCCACTCCAGGTCGTAGGTGCGGTGAGAGGCCAGAGATCCCGAGGTGTAGCCGTATCCGCTCTCCGTCACACCCGAATCAGCACGGCCCTCGTAGTCGGCGCCGTTCCCGATCTTGGGCGCCTTGACATACTCAGCGTGCTCCTTGGTGCCGAAATAGAACTGGCGGGCCACTTAGTATCCTCTCCGGTTTCCCGAGGCGACGAATCGAGTAGTCTGACCGACCAGGGTTCCCGTATCCATGACGATGGAGTTCTGTCCAGCCTGGCGCAGCAGGGCGCGGTCATACGGCGACAATTCTACCATCATGGGTCCTGTGTTCCCGACGAAGCCCCCCGTGGCGTAGGAGGACCCACCGGAGCCCGCGGACAGCGAGGCCAGGGCTCCTGCATAGGGCAGTCCAGTGCTCTGGTTGACCATGTGCTTGGGAACAACGTATTCCCCACCGTGGACGATACCCTTGGGCTCGTACTTGCCACCGTTGCCGGTGTACCCACCCATAGCGAACGGCTTGGTCCAGTCCCAGGTTTCCTGGACAGCCTTGGGCAGTGTCAGGAATCGGGTGGAGATCAGTTCCCTATTGGGCTGCTGGTTGTACCACTTCAGGAAGGCTGCTTCTCGCTGCGCCGCCAGGTCAGGCGGAGCCGCACTACCGCTGGAGGAATAGTTGATGTTCGCGTTCTTGTTAGCGGGGACCGCGTTGAACGCATCCAACTCCCGCTTGTACTTCTGGAAGGCCGCGTCATTACGGCGCCGCAGGTTCAACCAGCCAGTAAGCTGGTTCTTCCGGTTGAAGGCCGTGCGCTGGTCGTTCCACCACTTCTGGAAGTCGTTACCACCGTAGGACTTAGCCCATCCGGGCAGCTTCCATCCGGCCTGGAGCAAGAACTCCTTGTTGTCCAGAGCCCAGTTCTTCAGGGATGCGTTCATAGCGCCCTGGAGCCCCTTCGCGGTGAGCATTCCACTCTTGCCGTACTTGAATCCGGTGTTGATCTCCCAGTTCGGGACGGTACCCGCGGCGGCGCCGTACTGCTGGAGGATCGAGACACCCTCTTCGATCTGCTTGTTCGAGAACCCAGCCTCACGAGCCTGCTTCTTGAAGTCCTCGATCTGCTTCTTCAGGGCCGGGGAGTTCTTTCCGGTGATCTTTCCAGCCTGGGTCAGAACACCCAGGTAATCCACGTAGGACCCCACCACGTCCATCAGGGCGGCGTTGTTGGTGGCGTTCTTCTTTTCCTGCTTCTCGGCGGCAAGCTCACGCTGAGCCTTCGCCACTTCCTTCTGAGCGTCAGCCAGCGCCTTTTCAGCCTGAGCAGCCTTGGCCGTGTTCTCACCCAACTGGGCTCGCAGTTCCGCAGCCCGGACAGTATCACCGTACTTCTCCGCGACCTGAAGCTGGTACTGGAGCACCACGCGGTCGGCCTTCAGACCCGAGACTGTCTCGTTGTACTTCTGGCGGGCATCCGTGAGATCGTCCTGGGCGTCCTTCAGGCGCTCCATAGCGTCCTCCACGGGCTGCTGGGCCTGGGCGATGTTGTCCCAAGCGTCCTTGATTCCCTGGAGGGCATATACTCCCGCGGAGGCGAAGTCGAAGAACTGACCGAACAGGTCGCTCACATCGTCAGCGTAGTCCTGGGTGGTGCGCTTGGTCTGTTCCAGGATCTTGTTCTGCTTCTCGATCTGGGTGTTGAGCCAGTCCATCCGGTCGGAGTTAGCGTCGATCTGCTTCTGAAGCTCTTCCTTGGCCTTCTTGTTGGCCTCTTCCGCGGCGGTGTTCTGTTCCGTAGCCTTGGTGGACTTCTCCTGGGCAGCCCGGTAGGAGTCCACACCCTGAGTGATGGCGTCGAAGTTGATCGGCTGGAAGGTGGGCATCGGCAGCGCCGACTTGCCCCCCGCGGAGGCTGTCAGAATGTCGATCTGCTGCTTCATAGCCATCGCAGCTTCCGCCGAGATGAGACCCTTCTTGGTCAAGTAGTCGTACAGGGCGCCCAGGTTTGCAGCCGTCAGCGCAGCATCGTTGCCCGAGGCTTCCGCGACCGCGCTGGTCACGGAGTTCAGGGCCTTCATGTTGGCGATTCCAGCCTGGGTATAGAGACCGAACGCCTGACCATTCTCGCCCAGAGACTCACCCAGAGCGAAGAGGGATTCCTGGAGTCCGATCATCGCGTCAGTACCAACGCCATCCAGCACGTCACTCGCCGTGGCGATTTCTTCCGCAGCGGCCTTGACTTCCTGCGCCCGGGCTTCCATAGCCTCAGCCACGGTGCCGGATGCAACCGCGTTGTGCCATGCCTCGGAGGACTTAGTAAGCTGCTGGTTCAGCCAGCCGACATCTCCACCAAGATCCTTGAATCGGCCCCGGACCCCGTTGATCGCGGTCAGGTAGGCGTCCACGTCGCCCGTGTTCAGGAGGTCGGCAAGGGCCTGGTCCAGTTCCTCGATGCCCTTGTCAGCATCACCCTCGAACCAGTCCACAATTCCACCGACGAGGGGGATGTCGGAGAACGCCTTGTTCATTCCGTAGTTGAACTGGGCTCCCCAGTCATAACCGATCTTGGCGGCTTCCTCCAGCAGATCCGACGTGTCCTGACCGGCGCCGAACAGGGAGTTCACCGTGTTGCGGAAACCTCCGGACTTGCCGATGGTGGCTTCCAGGGCACCCATGAAGTCTTCACCCTTCAGAAGGTTAGTGACTTCATCCAGACTGACCTTGAAGCCGGAGAGTTCCCGAGCACCATCAGCCAGCCAGTCGGCCAACTGGATGCCCACCAGGGCCAGGGAGACCACGCTCATGGCCTTCAGGCCCGTTGTCAGCAGCGAGGCTGCCGTTTGAGCCCGTCCCGCGGACAGACCGACCATCTGGAGGGAGGCAGCCAGCACAGAGCCGCCAGAGGCCGCTCCAAGCTCCGAACGCTGGAACTCCTTCAGGGCCGTGGCCGCAGCCGCAGTGGAACCCAGGAATCGCAGCATCAGAGACGTTACCAGGGCCACCACCCCACCCAGAGCGGTCATCCCACCGACGATGGCGAAGATGGTAGACCCAACGGGGTTGTTCACCAAGTTGTTGAAGGCCCCGAGCAGTCCAATAGCGCCGTCGATCAGCCAGCCCAGGGCTCCCGTGGAGTCTGCGATGCTGGACACGAGCAACTGGAAGTTGTTGACAAGAACTGTTATCTTCTCTGCCACCGTGGACGAGATGATGCTGTACTGATCCTGGAGAGCCGAGCCCTCGTCCCAACCGACCTTGGCATCTTCCAGCGCCTTCGCCAGCAGGTCCGTGTTCTGGGCCAGCTTCAACATCACAGGGATGTCTCGGACACCGTTGATACCCAGATCCTTCAGCACGGTAACCCCACCCGTACCCAGTTCGTTCAGTCCAGCAGCGAACTGAGTCAGGGCGCCAGTAGCGTTGTCCCGCCACGCGGCAGCGAACTGCTGTCCCGACACCCCGGCAACCTGCCCGAAGGTCTCCAGAGCGTCCCCACCGTCAGCGATAGCCGATTCGATGAGGGTGAAGACACGGGTGACCGTACCACGGGCAAGTTCCGGCTGGGTACCCACGGAGGCCAGGGCCGCGGACAGACCGAACACCTCGTCGGCGGAGAGTCCGGACAGGGAACCGATGGACGCGATCTGAGACGAGATCGAAATAATCTGAGACTCGGTGGCGACAGAGTTCACACCGACGTTCAGGATGGACGAGCCCAGTCGCTCGTAGTCCTTGGAGGCTACGTCGAGCAGGGCGGACAGCCGACCGAACGCGGTGGCGCTCGCCTCGGCGGTAACGTCTGTGGTGGCGGAGAACTTGACCACAAGGTTGGTGAAGCGGGCGATGTTCTGTTCAGCCACGCCCAACTGACCCGCCAGTGTAGCGATCTGAGTGATCGCACCCCAGGAGGCGGGCATGGTAGCGAACAGGGATTCGAGGTTTCCACGCAGGACATCCACCGCGTCACCCGTGGCACCGCTGGTACGCTGCACATCAGCGAATGCACGGTCCATCGAGATCGCCACGGCAGCCGCAGCGACCGAGGCTCCGACCATCGCAGCACCCATGATCGCCAGGGAACTGGACACGTCGTACAGAGCGTACCGCAATCGCGGAAGATTACCCGCAAGCTGACTGGTGCTGCCAGACTGAGACATCGTGGCCTTGTGAGCCCGCTCGGTAGCCCGGGCAGAACGATCCTCAGCCATCGACCGCTGGTTTGCAGCACGCGCAGCGTTGAGATCAGCCTGGGAAGCCTGGTTGGTGGCTCGGGACTTCTCGACCTCGACCTTCGCCATCTTGATCGACGCAGAAGCAAGACGATCAATCGCCAGGGCGTAGTTGGCTGCGGCGCGGGATGCACGAACGGTTCCCGCGTCGGCCTTACCCGCTTCGGCAGTGAAGCGGTTGAGCGCCTGAATCGCAGCGCCCGCCTGGAGGCGGATCTCTACGTCAAGGTCGATGTTGTTATCAGCCACGCAAAATATTCCGGTAGGGGTATAGGATCAACCTACATTCTACCAGGGCTATTTGCTGCTACCCTCGTGGTTCCTTCCGAAGGACTGCCCGGGGTCGGGAGCAGCCCACTTGGTCATCGCTGTGCCCTGCTCGGGGTACTGTTCCTCCACCGTGGAATCCGCGTTGGGGGGCGACCACGGCTTGTCCTTCTCGGCCCGTTGCTTGAACCACTGGTCGATGGTCGGCCACTGCGTAGCACCCGTCAGATAGGGCTCCGCGGTGACGAACTGCCCCGGCTTGCGCTTGTAGGACTTGTTGGAGGTGTACTTGTCGATGGCCTCCTGCTTCTTGTTCGTCTTCACCACGGCCCGCCAGCCAACGTGAGGATCGTCCAGGTAGTGCATCGGGGTACCGTCCCCGTCTGTGACTGACTCGTAGAGAGCGTAGGCAGAGAACAGCGCCATGTCCCAGGACGTGTCGTTGTTGGGGTTTTCTGCGATCTCCCCAGTCCACGGGTCCCGATGTCCGAATGCGTAGTCCCGAGAGATCACCGCGGTAGGGCGACGACCACTCTGGATGGCGATACGGATGTCAGGAAGGTATCGACTGTTCGCCGTCGAAGTGAATACCTTTAGGAGAAATCCGGCGACTGCCGGTGCAGTTCGAATCCCAGGCTGGTGTCCTGGTACAGCTTCTCGATAGCTGCCTGAACCTTGTTCACCTCGGTGGTGGGAGCTTCCTCGCGGATCGTCTTGATGATCTCATCGCTGACCGGGTAGCTGCGACCGATGGGATATTCGATCTTGGTGATGTGCAGAGACCAGGAGAGCCCGGTGAAGTAGTCGATCTGCTTGCGGGCCGTCTCATCGTCGTTGCGGTCCTTGATCTTGAACTCCCGACGAGCCTTGGCCTCAGCCAATTCTACCTTCTTGATCGGCACCCCGCGCAGATGGATTCGAGCCTTGAACTTCGGGTTCTCGATCTGCTCATCCAGATCCCGGATCTTGGCGTTCAGTTCTTCGATCTTGGCGAAGACAACCTCATCATCCTCACGAAGCTGCTTGATGTAGTCACCCTTGAACTTCTCACGGATAAGCTCGGGGAGAGTCTGGAAGGTCTGAGAGAACGGAACAGCCTCAGCCAGTTCAGTTTCCAGGATGGCACGTTCGGTAGCGGCCACTGCGTTGAAGTACAGGTCTACCGTGGTCTCCGGATAGTCCAATCCGGTCAGGGTCTTTAGGAGGTCGAACTCTTCCTCGGGCTCAACGGCCTCAATTTCCTCGTCGCTCATGGCGCCTAGCCTATCACATTCGAGATAACATTATCGCGTATATGAGAGAACCCCCAGGCCGTGAGATGCCCAGGGGGTTCTCTCTGTAGCGAGAGAGGGATAGGTTATGAGATCGTGATGCTCTTAGCTGTCGAAGCTGTTCCCGTGCGAGGGTCGGTCGCCGTGAAGGACGCCGATCCCGCATCCAGAGCCTCGACAACTCCAGCGTTGGTGATGGTCGCCAGGGCCGGAGTGCTGGTCGCCCACACAACTCCGGTGGTGACGTTACGACCACCGATGGAGGCGTACAACCGCAGGATGTCTCCCTCATCCGCAGTGGTCGGGCCTGTGATGGTAACTGTCGGCGCCGATGTTCCCAGGACTGTGTAGGAAATCAGTTCACCCTTCGGGACGAAGGAGATCGTCTGTCGGAAGGCATCCTCACCCACGGCAACAGCCTGGTAAGCGTCGGTCTGAACCTTGTAGACGGTCACGAAGTCGCCCGCAGCAGCGGCAGTCTCACCCTTGGTCGAGTCGGGCAGTTCGCCGTCCATTCGGATGACGAGGTAGCCCTGAGTGCCCGGGAGATCCAGAGCATCGTAGACCAGAGACAGCTTGCTGGAGTTGTCATCGAAGGTCTTGGGGTAGTAGAAGCTGAGGTTTCCGCCGTACTGAGCCGCACCGCGGTCAGCAAAGTTCCCCATGTCGTTCCACGAGGGATCGTTCAGGGTGTTGGACGCCTCGGCACCGAAGTCGCTGTCATTGAACGAGACCGCGGGGGTCAGGTTCAGAAGCGCGTTGACCTCAGAAACCGTGGGGCGCTGAGGGTTGGTGAAAGCGTTGGTCAGTCCCCACCAGACGGAGACGTTACCACCGATTGCGTATCGAAGATCAGTCATGTGTCAGTCGCTCCTTACGCAGCCAGTTCGTAGTTCCACAGGAGGTCACCGCGGAACAAGAAGTTCTGGGTGATCCGTGCGTTGTCGGTGGCACCGTCGATGGGCCACACCGGAATGTCGGTAGCCACCTTGACCAGAGAGATCCGGTCACCAGCAGCGAACGTCTGGTTGGAGTCCTTACCGATACGCTGAATCGCGTAGTATTCGATGTCCGGGTACATCATCAGATCCCGCGCCTCGTTGAACTCTCCGGTCGCGTCGTTGTCCGCGTCCAACAGAGCCTCGAACACCACGGTGGCGTTCACAAAGGTCGGGTTCACTTCGGAAGCGTCCTGGCAGAAAGTCAGACCGTCGTCGGTGTCGGAGTCGTCCTTGCTGAACTCGGTGCCGTCTTCCCACAGAGCGCAGGTGATGTTGTGAACACCGTTCTGGGTGCCTGTGGAGGCGTTCCAGATCGCGTTCAGTTCCGTGCTTGTCGGGGCAGTCCAGTCGGCAATGTACTCCGGGAGGGCCAGCAGAAACGTAACGTTTCGCCGGAAAAGTCGTGTGTTAGCCATTAGTCCTCGATCTCGTTCTCGAAGCTGTCATCGTCCTCCGTGGAGTCCGTTTCCGATTCCTCGTCAACGAGATCCCCATGAACGTCCCGGGGATAGCCATAGGCCAGGGGCTTCCCTGACTTGGAGAGTTCCAGATTGGCACCGAGAACCGGGTGGTTGAAGATCCGGAGGGGGACCTCAGCTACCTGTCCACTGATGACATTGAGTGCGGTGACAGTTTCCATACCCCTCTAGGATACCATGAAGGGCGAATCCTAGCGTTACGGAACCTCTATGTCAAGCCCTGAGAGGGTAGTTCGCAAAGAAGTCGTTGCAGAGAAGGCTTCTACGACGTTCTGAGCGTTCAGAATCGGGTAGCCCAGGGCGAATCCCGGGATGGTGTTCAACTCCCCGGAGCCGATGGGTGAGTGCCCCACAAGGTAGTCCTGAATCCAGTCTCGAAGATCCTTCGCGGAGATCCAGTCGGCAGCCACGCAGAAGAAGTCCACCGTCATCCGGTAGGAATCCTTGCGGGCTCCCCCGAACGACCTACCTCCGGCCTGAACCGCGTTGCCCCACCGCACGTCGATGTATGGCTCGATGGTGCCGTTGACCCGGCGCAGGCTTTCCCAGTAGGGCAGACCAGCCACGGGGCGGTACCGCGGGAAGGCAGTGGACATCGACGCTTCGTAGGCAGGAGCCAGCGCATCCAGGAGGAAATCCTGAACGTCTTGCTCAACGAGCTTGGGAAGATACTCAGTAGCCATTACAGTCGGATGTTCCCTCCGAGTTCGTCCTTGATGTGCAGAGCCGACAATTCGGCAGCCGCTCGAAGAGCATACATGCCTTCGACATCCCGCTGCGCCCAGATGTGGTAGAAACCACCTTCCTGGTAGTGGTAGTAGGTCGGTGCCGGGAAAGGACCCAGCCAGCCGTAGGCCGACATATATTCCTTCTCCGTGTCGATCACACCCAGGGCGTAGTCCACATCGTCCAGCATGTCACCGGACGCCACCCGCCCCTGCTTGCCGGACTCGGGAGTGCCGCTGGAGTTCACGAAGAGACGGACCTGAGACTTGCCGTTCTGGGCAGCCTCATCCACCACCCACTTAGCGTAGTCGGTGATCTTGGTAAGTTCTCGGGTGACATTCTGAGCAATGACTTCTCCCAGGCCAACATTTCGCCCATTGACAAAGATTCCTGCGCTATTCGCCATCATCGTCCTCCGTGGGAATTACCGGCCCAGTAGATCGGGAATCGTTCGGAGATCCCGACCAGGACCAACCTTCGGAGTAACCATCTGCGAACTGCCCATCGTAGTCTCCTACAACCCACATCAGGTTCCGAAACTCGACATAGGCTTCTACGGGCCAATCCTCCACATCAAGACTCGCTAGAGCGAAAGACGGCCCGAGAACGTTGGTCCAGGGGTCATCCGAGGAAGGAATCGTCACCTTCACAGTGATCTCCGCTTCCTGCCCTTGAACTAGGACAATTTCTCCACCCGGGTACGGGACAAAGCCAGATTCGTTCTCATCAAAGACCGGGCCATCGCTTCGAGCCACGGTGAACAGAAGAGTGACATCCTCGGAGGAAACAGCAGTCGCCTTGATCGTGTGAACTTGGCCCGGAACGTAAGTGATCGCGTTCACGTCTGAGTGATAGAACACTCCGCCGAGGAACGCACCTTCGTCACTAACACGAGTTACCCGCAGAGCGTAACCATCGTCGGTCATCTCAATAGAAGCTCCGAGATTGTCTAAGGCTGTCCAGTAGTTGATATTGTCTGGGGTCGGCGTAACCATCTCGTTCGTGACAAGCGCTGGCGAGTCGATTACCGCTTCCAAAGGTACCACGCAGTAGATGTCCCGAACCTGCATCTTGTCGCTGTTCCCGAAGGCCCGAACCTCATACAGATATGTCGTCAACTCAGGATTCTTACCACCGTTTGTTACACGAATCTGAAACTTGCGCTCAATCTTTCCAGCATAGCCACCTCGGGAAGGCTTTTTCAACTGAATTCGGAACAGAACTTCCGTTGTAGGATCATAGCTGATCTCCGTGTACGTTCCAAGGGAGATCTGCTGAACCCGAGCGTCCTGATCGGTCGCCACCACCACGGGGGCTCCCCACTTACCTGTGTCGGTAGACGGGTCATAACTCGTAGGACGTTCGATATTGTGAGTGTCGAGAATCGAAACTTTAGCGTCGAACTGTTCCTCAGCAATCGGGGCGATATCGTCCCAGGGATCAGTTACTGGACTGGGAAGCAATGTCCACCTCCACAGGAGCACGGCCAAGGAGACCCCTCCGGGTGAACACAACCCTCCTTGCCGTTCGGAGTCAGTTCGAAGCCTCCCTCGATGGAGTCCTGTGTATCCGCAGCCTTGTCCCACTGAGCCGCCAGGGCAATAAACTGGTCCGCTCGCATCCGGTTATCTACCGAGAGATCATAGGTCTTAGCCGCAACCGAGCGAGCCGCAAAATGAGCCGCCAGGGATCGATAGGCATTCGCCACCGCCCGGGGTCCAAACTCGCCACCGGACAGTGCCAGAAGGGATTCCAACTCGGTATCCGAGAAGTAGTCGTAGTTTGCGGTGTTCCCTACGATGTTCGTCGCGTTGGTATCACCGATGGCGCCGCGGAGGGATGCGACATCCTGATTCGGATTGGAGGTGTAGGGGTAATATCCGGTGGGCATGATGCCTCCATTCTACCAGTCGCGGTGTGCGGAGGGCTCGAACCCCAATCCCCGAGAGGATCGTTCACCTTAGCAGGATGACCCACCCCCGCGGGTGGTTCACACACCTTGGCGGAACGCGGAGGAATCGAACCCCTGCCCCGAAGGACCCCCGGTTTTCGAGACCGGCGCCGGACCATCCCAGCTTCACGCTCCGTGGAGCCCCAGGCAGGAGTCGAACCCGCAACGTCCTGCTTACAGGGCAGGCATTCTAGCCAGTTGAATTACTAGGGCTTGTGTCCGCGTAAGACCAACCACCACGCTCATAGGTCTGGATCGCGTGGCAATTCCGACACCGCACGTCGCATTTATCTATCTCTGATCGAAGACGATGATAGCCCGCCGATTGCCGAGCGAGGGCCATTACCCCATCTACCTTATCAGAACCCTCTCGGTGGTCGAACTCTAGAACACGGACATCTGTATTGCCGCAATCGACGCACCCCGTCTTCAAGAACCCCCGGCAGAACTCGATCTTTTGTTGCCGCTGACGCCGATTGTTTTTCCGCAATGACTCTTTACGTCGGGTGTTTACGGTGTAGTTCTTTTTGTTCCAGCGAGAGACACAAGACTTGCATCTCCGATGGCGAACTCCGGCTTTCTTATCCCTGAAACTGAAGTTCTCACTCACCTGCTCCAAACCACATTCACTACAAATCATTGAGACATACTATCAGACTGAAACATTCAAAAATATTTCAACCGAACGCTCTACCAACTGAGCTAAGGCCGGATCAGCGCCCCCAGCGGGATTTGAACCCGCGGTCTTCACCGTGACGGGGTGACGGGGACTCCAGACTCCCCTATGAGGACAATCGTCTAGGTGGCAGGATTCGAACCTGCGATCTCCTACGTCCGAGGTAGGCAGGATGTCCAAGCTTCCCTACACCTAGATGGCCCGTTTCTGATCCCACGGAGGGCTAGACCGTGTCACCAGTTGAGCTTGTGGCTCTTCTGAATCGTGGGCCCGTGGGGAGTCGAACCCCGTCCATCTCCGTTCCGCAAGCGGTCTTCCGAAAATGTCGAAACCAATCCAGGCCCAAGTCCCGAGAGCGTTGGGGGTCACTTCCGAAGTTCGCGGAATCGAACCGCTATCACCCTTTCAACCGGCTACTCCCGGAGACAGAGGTTAGCGTATCAGATCCAATACGTCGAGCACAAGCACCCCGTAGACGAATCGAACGCCTGCCAAGGGGTTTGGAAGCCCTTGTGCTACCACTACACCAACGAGATAGGGTGCCCCGTGTAGCTGACTGGTCTAGATTCGTGGGGTGGACGGGCTAGACTTACGCCTCGTCAGTCACCCAGGTGAGGACACCACTGACGCTCTTCAACGTCTGGGTCTCGCCGTCGTCGTAGCCGGAGATCGCCTCGAAGTAGGCTGAGATATCCGCATCCACGTCTGTCGTACTAGGCACAGGCCCAACCACGAGAAAAGGCTGGGGGACATACGCAGACTCGTAGTCCTCGGCATCAACCTGGGTCAGAGTGATCGGCTTGGGATCGGTCATATGTGAACTCCTAAGAAAGTCTTACCAGACTAGTCTACCAGAAACGAGAGAACCCCCAGCCGAAGCCAGGGGTTCTCATCTAGGTTAGTCAGGGATTACGGGGTGATAACTCCGTCGCCGTCGCTAAATACCGCGTACTCCGGGTTCCATCCGAGACCACCCGAGATCACACGACCGCGCAGGGCCGCGCTGTCGGTGTCGAAGCTACCCTCGAACGGGGGCACAGTGCCTCCGCCGACGTAGTTCCCAGTCACGTTCTGGACCCGGACCTCCGGACCCTCGTGACCGCGCAGGCGACCCAGGTTGTAGAACCGCTTCTGAGTCGGAACGGCTCCCTTGGCCGGGACCAGAGCCCACTGGGTTCCAGTCAGGTAGTCGGTCTCGATCACACCGCTGATTCCGGTGAAGGGGCTGAAGCCACGGACACCCAGATCCCGGTTGCCGTCCTGGATTCCACGGAGGAACAAGGACTGCATCTGGAAGTTCACCGCATCCGAGGTGCCGGTCGGAACCAGAAGGTTGTACGAGCGGACCCGCACCTTCCGACCAGCGATCTCGCGCTGCTTCGCCTGAGTCAGGGCCAGGGCGATAGCCGCAGCGGTAGCCGGGGCGTCAGCCGGGACAGCCACACCGTCCAGCGTAGTACCCGCATCCAGGTGGTTCGCCGGGGTGTCGATGAATGAGATCAGGCCGTTCCAGGCGTCCCACTCTTCCCGATCCAGCAGGAATTCGGTGATGATCCCCGGAAGCTGGGGCACGATCTCACCCGCGTCAGCGACAATGCGCTCGAACGTCAGGTTGAAGCGGCCACCGGCCTTGTGGATCTTGCCACCCGCAGCCAACTCACCCGCGAACTTGAATTCGGGGTAGGGCGAGCCCTCGGGGACGATGGGCGGCACCCAAGCGGGCTTACCCGGCTCGGTCACCGGACGCTCGAAGCCTGTCACGTTCTCGTAGTCGATGGCGTAGACCTTCGGAGCCTCGAACGAACTCACGGTCTGGACGTCAATGACATCCGACCAGTTCCGCTCAGCGGCCTCGAACAGGTTGTCCACCTCAACGGCGACAAGGTGAGTGAACCCGAAGATGAAGTCGTCACCTGTGGTCAGAGTCTCACCGAAGCGAACTCCCAGGTGGCGCTTGAACTCGGCCTCAGCCAGCGGGTCACCCTTGCGAATTCCTTCGAGGATCTGGTCCGCAGCAACCAGCTTGCGAGCATCGACACCGACCGGCAGCGGCACACGTCCGCCGTTAGTCAGCTTCTCTTCCAGTTGCTTATCCAAGGTTGACTCCAATCGTCACAGCGGTGTCGGTCGCGCTGTACTCACCGCGGAAGAAGTCCACGATGCCGAACAGCGTATTTCCACTGGAGGTCAGGGTCAGGACACCACCCGAAGTGATGTAGACCGCGGTTCCCGGAGCAGTCGCAGCGGAAGCTCCAGTCACGTCAAATCCCCACGTTCCGTTCGGGGTGGCCGTAGCCTGGAGGGGTCCAAGACCCACACCGCCCGAGTTGGACTGGGTAATCACGATTTCCGTGTCACCCGCCGTGATGGTCGTTTCCTTCTCGTGGTCACCCGATCCGGTGATGGTCACCATCGGGCGCCCGCCGAAAAGCAAGGCGGTACGGGGAGCAGTGTTCGTGGGGACTGTGATAACCCGACGCTCGGACTCAACATCCGAGAAGATTTCACCATATGCGACAGCCATTATCGGCTACCTCCGAATCCCTTGAACTCGTACTCAGTCAGAGAACCCTCGACCACGCGGCCCTCGTTCGCCTTGTCGGCCTTGACCGACTCCACGATCTCGTTATACACGGTCTTCTGCTCCTTGATCGCGTCCTCGATCTTCGTTCCGGACTGGAACTTCTCGATCACGGCAGTCCGAAGGGACTGGGGAAGGTTGGCTTCGGCAACGGCGTCAACCACCGCGGCCAGATCCACCTCGTCTTCCCGCGACTGGGGAGCAAGGGCCTCAGCGATAAGCGGCTTGATAACACCGGAGAAGTCAAACTCCTTCAGCGCCTCAGCAACCGCCTTGCGGATTTCCGCAATCTCTTCTGGGGTCACAGTTGTTCCTTCATTTTCGTGTTCCCGGGCAGTTGCCGCGGAAGTCTTAGCTGCCTCCAGGAACCGTCCTCGGGCTCCAGGGGCGATTACCACATCGACGGACCTGTACGGGTCCTCCCGGTTGAAGGACTCTACGATGAACTCACCGTTCTTGTCCTTCTTGCCGTCACCTTCAATGAAGATGGACAGCCCGAGCTTCTTGCGGTACTTGGTCAGGGCTTCCGCGTAAGCCTCGTGAGGCTCCCAGTTGGCGTAAACCCCGAGACCTGTTTCGTCGTCTTCTTCGAGCCAGGTCTCGCCCTTGACCTGTCCAGCGATCTCCGTGAATGTCCGATCCCAAGGGCCTCGACCCTCAGCCGGGTGGTTCACAAAGCTCAGAACTTCGTCAAAAGCGTCACGGTATTCCGTCAGCAACTCACGGCTGTAAGTTCCGCTGGAACCCTTACCCTCTGAGATCAGACGAACCTTCCAGGTGCCATCGGCATTGTCCTGAACAATCGTGCTGGACTCGGTGAGCTTGGTAACCATGTCCATTACAGGATACCACGAAGGGCGAATCTTAGTGTTTCACTATCTCCGTGTCAAGTCCTAAGACCTAAATAGTGTCGTTACGCTGATCGTTGTTGGGGGCGGATGTATCCCCTGCGCCGCCGTTCGACTGGCCCTGTCCGGGACCCTGCTGAGTAACCGGCGCCGTGGGATCTTCCTTGGGTTCGATGTCGCTCCGCTGCCAGCTATCCTTGTTGTTCGGCAGCAAAATTCCTTCCGGTGCCGCATCGTGCTTCAGCAGAATGTCGGCAGCCTCCGCCATGATCGGGCGAATCTCGTCCGTGTGGAAAGCGCCGGTACCCCAAGCCATCACGAGCTTCTGGATCATCCGCAGAGCCTCAGCCTCGTCCAGCAGGGTCGGGAAGGAGACATGGGCATCCTCGGCACCCAGATACTTCAAGATCCGCGTGTCGAACTCAACGTGCCACCGCTGACGCTCCTGCATGGCAAGGCGTCCGGGCACGTCCAGAGTGGAGGCAGCACCGTAGGAGCTACCCGCGTCTCCCGGGCTGGAGGTCAATGCCACCACGGAGACCTGGAGGCCCGTGGCGATAGCCGCAGCCAGCGCAAGTCCCGACGAGAACTCGTAAGCCTTACCCGCCGAGGCGAGGGTCTGAATGTCGCCTCCCGCGATCACCGCGGACTGTCCCGCACCACCCGCGTTGTTTCCAACCTTCAGGGCGGTGTTCTCGACAGCCTTCTTGGTGGGCTGGGTGATCTTGTAGATGTACCGGGCCATCGCCTTGGTGACCTGGAGACCATTCTTCAGGAACTCCGAGTAGATCGTGGCCCACTCGATGACGGCCCCTGCATCGGGCCATCCGTAGGCCCACCCGATCTGGCTGTTCACCTTGCCGTCGATGATCGTCTGTGTCTGGTCTACCGTCTCGTACTGGTTACCCACCCGAATGGACGGGCGCCGCTCATCCGTGAAGATGTCGGTGAAGTACCAGCGGTTCACGGTCTCAACCACATCCCCGGACTGTGTGCGCCGGGTCCAGGTACGACGATAGGCCCAGATTTCTTCATCGAAGTCCGGGTTGCGGAAGTCCGCAGTGATGTCGGAGAGACTGAGGCGCCGAGCAATCTTCGTGCTGTCGTTGAAGATCAGCCAGTGATGTCCGTCAGAGTACAGAGCCCGCTCACGCTCCTTGTGTGCATTGGAGCCGAAGACGTACAACTGGTTGACGGGGTGCTCGATGTAGTCCAAGACCTTCGAGGCCGCGGAGCGCCGACCCACCCCCGTGGACCGCTCGGGCAGTCCTTCGTACACGATGTCGTTGGCCCACACGTAGTTCGAGCGAAGCTCAGCACCCTGCTTGATCCACGGCTGGGCAATCATGTACTCGCGGATCTTCTCGGATCGCTTCTTGATGAGGTCCATGTCGGGACCCTCTCCGTCATCGAACCGGGCTCCCCACAGCGGCAGCCATCCGCGGTCGTCCATCATCAGACGCAGTTGGTCTAGGTTCTCTTCGAGGATCTGTCGCTCTTCCCCCATTGCGGAGATCCGAGAGTGCGCCTCTTCAAGAGACCGCTGAATTACCGCGTAATCCTCCGGAGAAACGTCCGGTTCATTCTCGATTTCGCGGTCATTAGTGAAGAAATTCGACATGATAGCAGTTTACCAGGCAAATTGGAAGAGCCCCCGCCACCGATTTTGTCAGGTAACGAGGGCTCTCTTATCGGGGGTCATCTATCCCGAGGGAGGCTTATCATCCTGGATCAAGTTTACCAGTAGACAGCAAGAACCCCCGGCGTGGAGGCACATGAGTCCTGCCGGGGGTTCTTATCCCAAGTGAATAGGGAAGGTGCTGGCCTCGAAGGGGTCAAATCCATCCAGCATGTGCAGCTATTTCTCCCCGGCCCCTATAGAGCCTGGAAGCGGGTTGGTTACCGCCCGGGTTAGCCCCTACCGCTGAGAAGCAGTCTATCAGCCCTGCTCGGATGTGTCAACCGGCCCGATGCCCTCGTGGAGAGAAATGTCCTCACCCTCCGTCAGGATGTCATCCTCCAGGTCGGGGTCAAAGGTGTCTTCTTCCGCCGCCTTGCCGGTGCTGATGTTGGCAATCGCCAGGGTACCCATCGGTCCTGCCAGGAATCCGATAGCGCCGCCCAAGCCCACCAGCCACAGAGCCGGAGCCTGCTGGGTAGCCCCCAGGTAGGCGATCACGGTTCCGTAGGCGAGTCCGAGAATCGCGTAGACAGCCCACACGATCTTGCGAGCCCCGTTGTTGGTGATGATCGCACCGAGATCGGTGCTTGAAGTTTGGTCCTTAGCCATTTGTGTTCTCACTCTCATTCGTAGAGATCTTATCACGACTCTCGTTCGGTCGCTGAGCCTTCCGCAGCACGAAGAACAGGCGCCACGACACCGCGACCAGGATACCCACCAGGAAGAACCGAATCACGTCCCGACCGGGGAAGTCTCCGAAGGTGTAGCTGTTGGACAGGTACAGGATCAGCGCGAACATCGAGATCTTCTGATACATCAGGGTGCGCCCCGCGGGGGTCTGCCGCCACAGCTTCGAGAACCGGCGCCGGTACCACTTATCGGTCGGCTCGGTCCCATAGAAGAACGCGAAGAGCCCGAGCGGGAGCAGCCAGAACCAGGCAAGCAGTTGTGTCCAGAGGTTCATCGTTCCAATCCCATGCTCTTCATCAGGTCTTCCCCGAAGTGGTTTCGCATCCGCTCAGTGCGAAGAAAGTCCGCAGTACGTCGTGCTTCTACATTCTGCTGTTCGGCCTGCTTCAATGCAAGCTGAGCCCGGCGCACCGCGGCCTTCGCCTCGTGCTTAGCAGTGGTCGGGATAGGTCCGGTGCTCGTCACATCCCGACCCCGCAGCTTATCAAGAAGCTTCATCTCGATCACCCCGAACAACCCGAAGGGACTGAATGAAGCTTGCCGTGGTCCGCGAGTTCTCCAGGAGTTCTCGATTGGTCTCAGATTCCTTTTCCCGGGCCGACTCGGAAACCTCGTAAGCCTTACGCCACTGGTTCTTCTCTTCGATCAGATCAGTCAGGCGCTTGTCCCGATCAACCCGGATGTCATTCACCGTGGACCTCGGAACGATCCAGCCCCGAAGCAGCGCGATAATAGCCAGCGACAAGAGAGCAGCGTAGGCTACCCTCTCGGCGTTGACTGATTGCAGAATCGACGCCCACGGGTCCATTATCGCTTCTTGTTGACGACCGAATTCCAGTCGTTGACCTGAGACGTGTTGACGTTGCGGACCTTGCCCCCCGTGATCTTCAGGAGCGACGAAGCGCGGGTCGCTGAGATCGGGAGGGCTTCCTTGCCGCTCATCAGGGCGTAATACTGCGCCGGGATCTTCTTACCCGCGGCGTTTGTGTATGCGGGGCGTCGTACAATATACAATTCTTCGTCCTGTTCGATGA